AAAATTAAAACCGTGCCAGTTTATGAGTTTAACAACAGGTCAGAGGTTGTTGTATCAACTTACTCATACACAGAACAAGATCTAGTAAAAATGGTATGGGCATATTTGCTATTTATTGAACCAAAATCAGAGTACAAAAAACTAATAGACAAGAGCTCATTAGATATAAAAGATATTTATACAAAACTTGTAGATTGGTCCATGTCGCAACCTTACTACGAGCCCCTAAGAAAATTTTTATTATCTAAGTTTACGGGGGCGCTAAAGATTAATAACAGCTCAACATCTTTTGTAATGTTTGATAAAATTAAAAAAGAATTTGACGTGGTTTATATAAAACATAAAAAAGAATTTGATTTAGAAGTTAATAAAATACTAAATAAATCTTTTAATAGGGCTGCATAAAACTTGTATGTATCAATATACTAGAGATTGGTTTAGCGCTAACATTCCATTTTGGGAGCGTTTGCTGCCCAACCCAAAGCAACAGGCATTGGAAATTGGATCGTATGAAGGGCGCTCTGCCTGTTGGCTGCTGCAGAACGCGCTCAACACGGATGGCACGTTGGTATGTGTAGACGCATGGGGAGTAGAGCGGTACATGGACAACCCTATGGAAGGCGTGTATGAACGGTTCATCAACAACATTGAGCTGGCCAGGATGGAGACACAATCTGTGATTGCCATGCAGAAAAATTCTGTGGATGCTTTGGCCGAGCTGCTGGTTACTGGCAGTCGAAACAGATTTGATTTTATTTACATAGATGGCGCGCATAGAGCTGTTGATACGCTTACTGATGCGTGCATGGCATTTCAGCTGCTGGCGCCAGACGGCATAATGGTGTTTGATGACTATTTCATAGGCTCGGTGTGTGGCACAACGGTAGACAAGAAAAATGCAGTGGATGCGTTTGTTAACTGTTTTAAAGATTTTTGCTCTGTTGTAATGAACAACAAGCAGGTTGGAGTAAAAAAAATTTCTTCAATGTAAAAATCTAAAAAATAAGCTCATTGCAAATAAATCAATCATTGGATGCCAATATTGTGAACCCCAAGTTAGAATCAAACAATTACTTGTACGTTCCTCAGTTAATCTCTGCCGATAGGGCTGTGGAGATGAGCAATCATTTTAGGGGTTTTGCTCAAAACAACATTCTTGAGAAAGATCATCAGGCGCCTAACTCTCCGGCAATTTATAATTATCAACCGTTCCTTGAGCTATTGTGCGAGCTGACGCCTAAAGTAAGCGAACAGTTAGAAGAGCCAGCACTTCCAACCTATACATATGCAAGGGTATACAAAGGCGCAGAAGAGCTTAAGCGTCACCGTGATCGTCCTGCGTGCGAAGTAAGTCTTACGCTTCATCTGCAGGGGGATGTTGACTGGCCCATTTGGATTCAAAAGCCCGATGGCGAAGAAGTGTCTTTGACGCTAGCCCCGGGCGATGCAATGATGTATTTGGGTTGTGTAGCAGATCACTGGCGAGAAACTTATACAGGCGAATGGTATTCACAAGTATTTTTGCACTATGTGCGCAGCAGGGGTCCTTGCGCTTGGGCATATTTTGATAAGGTGAAATAAATGCACGAACTAGATAAATATGTAATTGTTCTAGAAGACGTAGTGGATAAAGACCTTAGAGAAGAATTTATAGGTGAGTACAATAACTCTTCTGATTGGATAGAATCAGAAACTGGTGGCGGATTAGATAAAAATATAAGAAATTGCGCAGCTATTGCTACTTCAGCTCCGGGGATTATTCAAAAAAACCCGGTTCGTCGCATGGAGTTGGATAGAAAATTTTTTAATTGTGCATCAAAAGCTATACAAGCATATTTGGATATGTTCCCGCTGTGCACAATTGAATCAGACTCTGGATATGAAATCTTGCGCTATCAAGAAGGGCAATTCTATACAGAGCACACAGATTCATTTAAGAAAATACCTCGCGCCGTGTCATGTTCTTTTGCTCTAAATGACGACTATGAAGGTGGAGAGTGGGGCTTTTGGGGGCGTTCAAAGATTTTGAAGCCCCCCGTTGGGTCAGCGCTTATGTTTCCATCTAACTTTATGTTCCCGCACGAAATCATGCCAGTGACCAAGGGCACGCGGTACTCGGTAATTACTTGGTTCATATGATGTTTGAGCGCGTGGCCCCTAACGTCTATAGATACCGCGAAGGGGCCTTAGCTGAGCATTCGCCGTTGGTTGGCAGCGTTATGCAGGGGCTAGACGAGGGCTGGCGGACTCAGGGCAGCAATGGTTGGAACTATCAAGTGCAGCCTAGTGCCGAGACAGAGCGGTTGTACGGCGCTTGTTTGCAAGTGGCGCGTGAGCTCTTTAAAGATTTTGATGTTGCGGAGTCAAACAGTTCTGGCGTCTGGGCGTATGTCACCCACGGCTCCAGGGATGTGCAAGGGCCGGTTCACTCCCATGCCAACACGGCCACAATCAATATGGTGTACTACCTGCAGGTCCCTCAAGAGCCTTTCCCCATGGGATGTTTGTTGTTGTTTGATGAACCAAAGGTAACCGCAGTCACGCCAATGTCGGGCGACCTACTGATCTTCCCCGGCTCAATGCATCACATGCCTATCAGTAATGTTAGCCAGGAGTTTCGGATAGCACTAAACTTAGAGGTGCGATGCACTCAGCCAGAAGAAGAATTGTTTGCAAACATCAACTATTGAACTGCGATGCAAGACCTTTTAGCCCTCATCAACACCTTATGGCCCATTGCAGTGGGCTTTACGGCTTTGGTGTTTTGGTTGGCTAAGTCACACTCTGACATCGAGCAGCTAAAAGAGAAGGTCCGCGTACTGTTTGAGCTGTTCAACGAGAAGATGAAGGGGAAATAATGAACTGGGCAAACATTGTTCCAATGGTCTTTCCCATCCTTGTGGCGGCGGTGGGCTGGATGATTACGTCGGTCAACTCCCTGCAGTCTGACCTGATCGACATCAAGTCCAAGATGCCTGCGCTGATTACTCCGCAAGGTACGCCGACTGATTCACCGATATCTGCGGCTGCTAGAGTTCAGCTTAAAGAAGACCTAGTAACGCGCATCCAAGAACTAGAAGTGCGTGTCCGTCTATTAGAAGAACGCACAAAGGAGCGCCGCTGATGTTTACCATCCTGTCTACCATCCTGGGCTTTGCCTCATCCGGCCTTCCCAAGATCCTCGACTTTTTCCAAGACAAGTCCGACAAGAAGCATGAGCTGGAGCTAGCCCGCATCCAGAACGAGCGCGAGCTGGCCATGGCAGAGCGTGGTTATGCCTCTCAGCAGAAGATTGAAGAGATCAAGCTGGAAGAAGTCCAGACTGAGGGCTACTACAAAGAGCGTGAGGCCCTGTACCAGCACGACATGAAGATTGGTGAAGGTGCATCACAGTGGGTCATTAACCTGCGCGCTTCTGTCCGTCCTGTTGTGACTTACTTGTTTGTGGCACTGTTGGTGGTTGTGGATATCTCCGGCATCTGGTGGGCGTGGTCAACCGGCGTGGATTTTGCCAAGGCTATGGAGCTTTGCTTTGACGACCAAGAGATGCAAATCCTAGCCACCATCATCGCGTTCTGGTTTGGTAGTCAGGCATTTCAGAAAAAATGAAAGCTTCTGACAAATGCAAAGCCATGATCAAGCACCATGAGGGCGTTAGACCAAAGCCATACAAATGCCCAGCTGGGCTATGGACGGTGGGGGTTGGGCACCTTATCGGGGATGGCAAAACGCTACCGCCAGAGTGGAATCGAACACTCTCGCCGAACGAGGTTGATTCGTTGCTTGCGGCTGACCTACGACGTTTTGAAAGAGGCGTCCTTCGTTTGTGCCCTGTGGATCTTACTCAAGGGCAGTTTGACGCCTTGGTCAGCTTTTCGTTTAATCTGGGGCTAGGCGGTCTGCAACGCAGCTCGGTTCGGATGTGCACCAACCGTGACGATAAAGATGGCGCTGTACGTGGACTGATGAAGTACACCAAAGCTGGCGGCAAGGTGCTGCCCGGGTTGGTTAGGCGACGTCAAGACGAGTCTGCTCTTTATATGAGTTGAGCCATGCCACTACAGAAGATACTTTTCAAGCCAGGCGTCAACCGCGAAAACACCCGGTACACCACTGAAGGTGGTTGGTATGAGGGCGACAAGATTCGCTTCCGTCAAGGCAACCCGGAAAAGATTGGCGGCTGGACACGGTACAGCGCTAACAAGTTTGTGGGCGTGTGTCGGGCCTTGTGGAACTGGATCACCCTAGCGTCCGCTAATTTGGTGGGCGTTGGCACTAATCTGAAGTACTACATTGTGCAAGGCGGCGCGTTCTATGACGTCACGCCCATTCGTCGCACGGCCACCCTGACCAACCCGTTTCAAGCTGCGTATAGCACGCTGAGCTCATCCATCACGGCAACGTCAACGTCGATGACTGTGGTATCGGCAACTAACTTTGCTGCTACCAGTGGTGTAGTCAGGGTTGGTTCAGAGGATATTTTTTACTCTTACATTGCCGGCAACACCATGTACAACCTGGTGCGTGGTTACAACGGCACCACAGCTGCGTCACACGCATCCACTACTGGGGTTGGATCGTACAACCTAACGGTGACGGATAGCGGCAATGGCGCTTTGGTTAACGACTACGTGACCTACAGCGGCGGGGGCATTACTAGCTTGGGTGGAAATATCACAGCCACCGTGCTTAAAAACGAATTTCAAATTGTGTTGGTTGGTTCGACGACTTACGTCATCAAGCTTTCAACGTATGCAACCGCAGCTGACACTGGAAATGGCGGTACGGTAATCGCCCAGTACCAAGTTAACACTGGTTATGAGTATCAGGTTCCTTTGGTGGGGTGGGGCGCAGGCACATGGGGTAGCGGCACATGGGGCGTTGGTACGTCTACCACTGGCAATGCAATTCAGATCTGGGACCACTACAACTGGGGACAAGATCTTCTTTACGGTCCAAGGGGCGGCCAGCTTTACTTTTGGAATGCAGGGGTAGGCACCGTGCCTGTGCAAGTGACCATCTCCATTGCCTCTCCGGCAGTGATTACGATGCCGGCCGGGTTTAGCGTGCTTGATGGCAACACCATCACCTTTACCACTACTGGCGCTTTGCCTACTGGGCTGTCCGTAGGCACGGTGTACTTTGTTGTCAACTCAACCGGGAATACGTTCAACCTGTCTACCACTTTTGGCGGATCCCTGGTCACTACATCAGCTGTAGGTTCAGGTACTTATTACATTTCCCCGCGTGGTATTAGCCTTGTGAGTTCGGGTGATGCAGACGCGCCACTGTTCCAGAACTACGTCATGGTTTCAGACACATCAAGATTTGTGATTGTGTTTGGCACCAATGACTACGGTCAAACTTACCTTGATCCAATGTTGATACGGTGGTCTGACCAAGAAGACCCGTACACATGGACGCCATCAGCCACCAACCAGGCAAGGTCGCTCAGGCTTTCGCACGGTTCTCAAATTATTACTGCGGTTCAAACCAGACAGGAAATTGCAGTTATCACCGACCAGGCCGTGTATTCATTGCAAAACGTTGGGCCGCCTCTTGTTTGGCAATCACAATTGATGGGCGACAACATCTCTATCGCTGGCCCCAACGCAGCGGTTGTGGCATCGGGCGTGGTGTACTGGATGGGGGTAGATAAGTTTTACAAATACGATGGTCGCACACAAACATTGAATTGCGATTTGCGTCGGTATGTGTTTAACGACTTTAACCAAACACAAAATGATCAGGTGTATTGCAGCACCAATGAAGGCTTTAATGAAGTTTGGTGGTTCTACCCGTCAGCTAACAGCAACACCGTCGATAAGTATGTGATCTACAACTACCTTGAGAACACATGGTATTACGGCAGCATGGCCCGCACGGCTTGGATTGATTCTGGTCTTTTGCCTTACCCGGTGGCGGCTACGTACAACGGATATCTTGTAAACCATGAAGATGGCGTAGATAACAATGAGACGGGCACCGCCGTTCCCATCGAGGCATACATTTCATCTTCAGAGTTTGACATTGAAGATGGCCATAACCTGGGGTTTGTGTGGCGCGTATTGCCTGACTTGACGTTCGCGGGTTCCAGTACAGATCCCACAACCAATGCTCCGCCGCAGGTCACGATGACGCTTTATCCATTGCAGAACTCAGGTTCTGGCGTGGGCAAAACCGATACGGATACGGTGAAGTATGGGTCTTCTTATAACATCACTGAAGAATTCACCGGCCAGGTGTACACCAGAGTGCGCGGTCGCCAGTTGATCTTTGAAATTGAGTCGACTCAGCTTGGCACTACGTGGCAGCTAGGCGCTCCGCGCATTGATATCCGCAAGGATGGCAGACGATGAGTTTTATTGTCACGACTGACTATGAGCTGCAAAAGCTCCCGCCGCCAAACTTGCCGCTGGCGCCGCCGCAGTACAGTTCTCAATACACAGAGCAGTTTAACAACGTACTACGGCTGTACTTTAACCGTCTCACCAACATCCTGGGGCAGCTGATGGCTAGTGGAAATTATGTGCCGGTTACTTTCCCCGGCATGGAGACCGATGCGTTTGGTCGACTACGTATCAGCCAACCCTATACGTTGTTTGATAGCCAGAACAGATATGCGGCAGACAATCAATTTGATGTAGCAACCACTGGGACTGGGACGACGACGTTCTTGTCTAACGAGGCGGCCCTTCAAATGTCAGTCACGGCTGGTGGTGTTGGGTCTGTGACTCGACAAACCTACCGGTCTTTCCCCTATCAGCCGGGCAAAAGTCTTTTGGTCTTGGCTACGTTCGTGATGAGCGGTAGCACAAGCGCTAGCTTGACTCAGCGGGTTGGGTACTTCAATACCCAGAACGGTGTCTTCTTCCAAAATGTCGGCGGCGTTAATTCGTTTGTTTTGCGTTCTAACTCTACTCCTACCCCTGGAACACCGAGTGATGTGCGGACTGTGACCCAGGCCAACTGGAATGGAGACAAGCTGGATGGTACGGGAGACTCAGGTTACACCCTGGATACCTCTAAAGCTCAGATCCTGTTCATGGACTTTGAGTGGCTAGGAGTTGGTTCCGTTAGATGCGGATTCATCATCAACGGCGAGTACGTCATTTGCCACACTTTCAACAACGCTAACGATATTGCTAGCGTCTACATGACAACGGCTATTCTGCCGATGCGTTATGAGATCACGTCGACAGCAGCTGTGGCAGCTTCGATGAAGGCTATTTGCTGCTCAGTGGTATCGGAAGGTGGCTTTGAGCAAACCTCTATTGAACATGTGGCAAGAAGAGTAAATGCTACGTCAGCCTCAACTATTACAACTTCTTTTTACCCGATTGCCTCTATACGTTTGGCGTCTGGCGCACTTGATGCCGTTGTGGTTCCTTCGTCGTATAACTTTTTGCCAACAACAGCTGATAACTATGAAATTGCGCTGATAAAAAATACAACTCTAACTAGTCCATCTTGGACCGCTGTGCCGACCGATGCAAATGTCCAATTTGATATTTCCGCCACAGCCATGACTGGCGGCGCGATTGCATCAAGTTCATTCACGACTGGTAAATCTGGCGCTGTTCCATTAACGGCTGGTTCTGCATACAACTTTGATTTACAGCTTGGCGCATCTATTGCAGGCGTAAGCGATATTTATACTTTGGCAGCACGGGTTGTAACTACAGGAGGGGCTGGCACAGGCGGTGGTGTAGGCTCCCTTTCCTTCTACGACTTGACTCAGTAAACTAGTAACTAATTGACGTGCGGAGAGCACCATGGACGGCGGAATAGTTGAAAGCATTTTGATCGGAGCCGCTGTCGGCGGGGGCACTTCTGCGCTTACTGGTGGAGATCCTCTTAAGGGCGCCCTGATGGGTGGCGTGACTGGCGGCGTGTTTGGTGGTGCGGGCGGAGCTGCAGAAGCAGCTGGAACGGCTGGCGGAACAGGCATTACCGCAACCAATCCTTTGACCGCCGCTGGCGTTACATCGGGCGCCGAGGCCGGCACCACTGCATCTAGCTTGGTTAATGCTGCTCAAGCGGCTGGCGCGCCTATTCAAGGTTTTGCTGGAACCCCAGCTGGGGCAGCCATCCCATCAGCACCCATCCCAACGGGCGGTATTTCTGATTTGCTCCAACAGCCGATTGGCACGGCAACTGGTGGAATTGGCTTTAAGGCTCCGGCTGATTTTGCAAACCCTCTGGCTACCAGTGGCGGTTCGGCAATGCCGCAGTTGCCGCCCAGCCTGGCGGGCATGTCACAAGATACTTTGTGGAACACGATTGGGGCAGGCAAGGCCGCCGGCGCTGAAGCGGCAGCCGCTCCAAAGTCAGTGTTTGGTGATGTCAAAGATTGGTGGAAAGGTCTTACACCCAAAGAAAGGCTTCTTTACGGCGCTGGCGGTAGCTTGGCACTTAATATGCTTATGCAGCAGGCTAACTATGAGCCGCCGGAAAAGGAAAAGTACAAGGGACCTTTATCAAAGTTCCAGTACGACCCTAGCTACTACACCCCAACAACCGTTGTGCCGTCTGTATACAGATACGCAGATGGCGGGATTGCCTCTCTTGGTGGGGGTAATATTGCTGTAGGCGGGGATCCACGCCGCAATCCATCCCCTCTTGTGGAAAACAGCACGCCGGTAAGTGTAATGGCATCCGGTGGTATTGCCAGTTTGGGCTCATACTCAGATGGCGGCCAGCTTCTTAAAGGCCCGGGCGATGGCATGAGCGATCACATCCCGGCAATGATTGGTCGCGGGCAGCCGGCTCGTTTGGCAGAAGGCGAATTTGTGGTGCCCGCTGATGTGGTGTCGCATCTTGGCAACGGGTCGACGGACGCAGGTGCCAAGCAGCTGTATGCAATGATGAACAAAGTTCGCCGCGCACGTACCGGCAATGCGAAGCAAGGTCGAGAAATTAACGCCCGCAAATACTTGCCGGCATAAGGAGATAAACATGGCAGCAGGCGGACAAACAGGTGGTATGGGCGGCGCACAAACGGCAGCCCCTGGTGGCGGCACGGGCGTAGGTACTGGCCAACCACCGGCTATGGGTTCAATGCAAATGCCCTCGTATATGCAACAGCCCATGATGGGCATGATGGGCGGTTATGGCGGCATGCGAGGTGGTATGCAACAACCCATGATGGGCGGCTATGGCCAGTCGCCGTTTATGGGTGGTGGTTTTGGTGGTGACTATGGTGGTTATGGTCAATCACCGTTTATGGGCGGTATGCGTGGCCCGCGAGGCGGTATGGGCTTCAACCCGTACGGTGGCGGCATGGGCTTCAACCCCTATGGCGGCATGAACAGGCCCTACGATGGCTTGTATAGCCCGCAGGAGCTGGCAGCCCGAGCAGCACCGGCATCGCCGGGCACTCAGTTTTACCCTAGCTCTATGAGCAAACAAGATATTTTGGGGATGCGTTCGCTGGGCGATCAACAAATGCCACAAATGAACCCGCAGCAGGCCCAATATATAGCTAATGAAGGATACAGGTCCATACCCGCAGCCCCGCGAGCACCCATGACGCAGCAAGATTATCAAAACGCACAAAACCGTATGGGTCAGTTGTTTGGTATGCCTACTAGCGCGTTTTCGCAATTTGCGTCAAATGCACAAGCTCGACAACCCCAAACACTAAATGATATGTATGGCAACATGGCCACACTCCCGCAGGGATATGCGCGCGATTCAAGTGGGAATGTGGTGTTTTCTGACGCAGGAATCTCTCTCGCTCACGGTGTTATGTTAGCAAAAGGCGGGATCGCCAGTTTGATCAAAAAATGAACCTTGTACTCCGACCGGTAGATGCGGCCTACGTTAACCAGACGTGGCCGCTGGCGGAGCAGTACATTCGGGATGCTTTAACAAGTAGTCCAGACTTTCCCGACTGGGCTGCTAACTACAGAACGGAGCATGTGCAAGCGTTCTTGGCAGCCGGCACGTGGTTGTTGATTGTTGCGGTAGATGAAGAAGCAAACGTACATGGTGCATGCACGGTGTCGTTCATGAACTATCCGTTGCACCGTGTAGCTTTCATTACTTCTATTGGCGGCAAGCTCGTTTCCAATCAGAATACGTTTGAACAACTGAAGCGCATACTACAAGCGTACGGCGCAACAAAGATCCAAGGTTATGGTCGCGAGTCTATTGTCAGACTGTGGAAGCGCTATAACTTTGAACCTAGGAATACTCTTGTAGAGGTGCTGTTATGAGCTATTCGCGCAGACAAATAGAAGCGCTTGGTGAGCCGCTTGGCGATAGCGTTACCCGCAAAGAAGCGGGTCGTATTGTTTATGGCGGCGGCGGTGGTAGTCCTGGCCCACAGACGGTCACTCAAACGACTTCCAATATCCCAGACTGGATGCGTCCGCAAGTCGAGACGCTTCTTGGCGCTGGTATGCAACAGCTGTTCCAAACTGAGCCGGTTAAAGATGCCAAAGGCAATGTGACTGGGCAAAAAATTGTCGGGATGAAATCGTACACCCCGTACAGCAAAAACCCGGAAGATTACGTTGCTGGCTTTAACCCACTGCAGCAGCAGGTTCAGGCAAATGCAGCCAACTTACAAGTCCCCGGTCAATTTAATCAAGCGACGCAACTAGCCAATCAAGCTGGTCAGGGTGCAATGATGACGCCCGATCAAGCCATGATGTATGGTCAAGCCGGGTATAACTCTGGCATGGCTGGCCAGGGTTTGGGCCTTCAAGCCTATCAAAACGCAGCACAGCAAGCGGGTACAGCTCAAGGCGCCGCTTATGGCTATGGCGGTCAAGGCGCAGGCTATGGAGCGCAGGCTGCAGGTCTAGCTCCACAGGCGCAAGGATACGGCAGGCAGGGCGCTGGCTATGGACAGACGGCCGCTGATATTGGTCTTATGGGTTTGCAAGCCCAAGACTACGGCATGGGCGTTGGTCAACAAGCCCGCAACTATGCAAACCAGGCAGCCATGGCAGGTCAGCAGTACGCCATGAATGCAACAGATCCCAACGCCATCCAGGCGTACATGTCTCCGTTTCAACAAAATGTTGTGCAGGGACAATTGCTTGAGGCGCAACGTCAAGCCGATATAGCCAAGATGCAGCGCAAAGCTCAGTTTGGCCGTGCTGGTGCGCTAAGTGGTTCTGCCAGAGCAATTGAGGATGCGGAAGCAGACCGAAACTTGGCAACTCAGAAGAACGCCATCATGGCGCAAGGTTTGCAAAACGCATTCCAAAACGCCCAACAAGCGCAGCAATTTGGATCAACATTGGGATTGCAAGGATTGGCTGGCGCTCAGGCCGGTCTAGGCACAGCGCTTCAAGGCGGTCAACTTGGTTTGTCAGGTATTGGCCAAGCCATCTCGGGCCAACAAGCCGGCATGCAAGGCGCTGGCGTTGGCCTTCAGGGTCTTGGTCAAGCAGGTCAACTGTATGGCTTGGGCATGCAAGGCTCCGGTCTCGGCTTGCAGGGCGTTGGTCAGGCCATAAACGCTGGCCAACTTGGATTGCAAGGTGCCGGAGTTGGTTTGCAAGGTACCGGTCAGGGCATGCAGGGCGCTGGCTACGGACTGCAAGGCGTTCAAGGCGCACAAGCGGGTTATGGCCTTGGCGGAACCCTGGCACAAATCCTTGGCGGCCTGGGTACGCAACAGCTGGCTGGGCAAACGGGCGTTCTTAATTTTCAGAATCAAATTGGTGGGCAACAGCAACAACAAGTTCAAAACGTCATCAATCAGGCTATTTCGGATTATGCGCAAGCACAAAACTATCCGATGCAGCAGTTGAATTCGTTTAACGCGTTGCTCCGAGGGTATGTAGTGCCGGGCCAAACAGCTACGCAATATCAAGCGCCGCCCAGCACTGCATCACAGCTGGCATCAGCAGGTGTAGGCGCGTACGGTTTGTCGCAACTTGCCGGCATGCTTGGTGGTGGTAAGAAGAAAGGCGGCGTCATCAAGACTGGTGGCATCGAGCAATTAGCTATGCGGCGCGCTCTGCGGGGAGGAAAGCAATGAGCATCGTTAGTCAGATCCTCGCCAATCCTGACCGTTACTCGGTGCAGGAGCTTCAACAGGGCATGCAAAGCGGCATGATCCCAGGCTATGTAGCCATCCCGCTTATTCAAGACAAAGTCAAAAAACAGCAGCGCATGCAGATGGCCATGCAAGGCCAAGGCGCTCCGGGCGAAGATGCCCCGACTGTTGCTGAAGATGTTCTTCAACAAGCCGATCAGTCGCAAGGTCTGCCAATGTTGGAATCCAACCTACCAGCTGAAGAGCAGTCCTATGCACCCGGCGGTATCGTCGCGTTTGAGCACGGCGGCCCGGTCAAGCATTTCAAAGTGGGCGGTCTTGATATCGACCCAGAGGATTACGCCAGTTTTGGCGCTAGGGAGTTGTTGGGCCAGGACTATGTGGATACCTCCAAGGGTATTGCTGCGCTTGAGCCATATGCCAATCTGGATGATGACACCAACCCATCTGGCGGTTTGGCTGACGAGGTTCGCCGCAACATGGCGGTTATGCGTCAGTTTTATGGCGAAGCACCTAGCAGCAAAGAAGATATTGGCAAGTTGCGCACTCTCTTGGAGCAGCGTTCAGCACAAGCAGCAGAAGACGCCAAGACGGCAAAAGAGCGCAACATTATTGGACTGTTGGCTAACATTGCAGCCAATCCATCACAGTACTCAAGCGTAGCCATTGGTTCTGGTACAGCTAAGAGCCTGCCTGAGTTTGCCGCAGCTGAAGCAGCGCAACGCAAACAGCAGATGGACGACGCAATGGCTGGCCTGTCGCTTACCAAAGCAGAACGTGAAGAAGCCCTGGCAGGTCTGCCGGGCGCTTTGCAACTTACTGGCTACGGTGCGGACACGGAAGCCAAGAAGGCAGCAGCCAGAGCAAAGGTTGCAATAGCACGCATCAACGCAAACAAAGAAAGGTACGGTGGTTTTGACATCCAAGCCATGACTGCTCGTGCAAACGCCATGGCCTTTGAACAGTTTGACAAGCCACTTGATCAGCTTGGCCCCAAAGAAAAGGCGAAGGTTTTGGGCGCGGCGGCAACAGCGCAACAGCGAGATAAGCAGGCAGCGCAGTTTGATGCCAATGCAATTAGAAATGCACTTGGTCTGGGCAACCTAGGTCTCCAGCAATCCAACATTAACCACGAAGCATACTCAGCTTCACTTGCGTCGTTTGACAGAAACAAAGCCACGGACCGCAGAATCCAGCGTAATTACGACGCAATTGAAAAACAGTTTGGCACTGATGTTGCATTGGATTGGAAAAATAACCAAGTTGCGGCTATTTACAACGCTAACCCTGGCATTCCGCAAAGACTTCCAATGAAGCAGTTGCCAGAAGGCGTTGCCGCGTTGGTGCAAAAGAAGGGCGGAGAGGCGCCTGCACCAGCCACTGCACCTAAGGCCGCCGGTTCAAGTACACTGTCTGCTGTAGACCAGAAGGCTTTGGAATGGGCAAACGCAAACCCCAAAGATCCAAGAGCCGATCAGATTAAAGCGAGACTAGGAAGCAGGTAATGGCTTTTGACCCCGATGCTTATCTGCGTGAAAAATCAAAGCCTGAGTTTGACCCTGATGAGTATCTAAGCACAACGCCATCAGAGCCCTTTGATCCTGACGCATACCTAGCCTCTACCAAAAAGGCAGAGCCCAGCTTTTTTGACCGTGCCAAAACAGCGGTAACCGACTTTTTCACGCCGCATCCCAGCAAAGATGCTGGGCCCGCCATGCTCACGCCTGAAGAAGAGGTGATGGGCGCTGTTGCTGCAGCCCCTCCTCAAGCTGCCCCCAAGGTTGCACCGCCCCCGCCGGCGCCGATGGTTTATAAGAACCGCCGCGAAGCTTTGGATGACGCGGTCAACATGCTTGAAGAAGGCTTTGACCAGAAGAAAGTAATCGAGGCATTCCAAAAGCTCAATGTGCCTTGGGATGAGATTGTTAAGTACGGCAAGTCACGTGGCAGCGAGTACTTTGCACCAGGCATCCCGGCCACTGCAGAGCAAAAGCGTCGTGCTGCTGCAGCACCTCCGGCACCGGTATCGGAGCTGAAGCCCGGTCCTGAGCCGACTTACCTTGAAGGTGCAATGAACGCGTTTAAGCGCGGAAAAGCCAACATGTCCGATGTAGCAACCGGGATGTTGTTTGAAAGTCGCGTTCTCAACCCAGACGAAGCAGGGCAGATCCTGGCTCGCAATGCAAATCAACGCGCTGCAGCTGCACCTTCTTATGAAGTGCAAAAGGGCATGGAGGCCATTGGCAGCGCCAAGACTTATGGCGAAGCAGTAGATGCCCTGTGGAACAACAAGAGCGCGACTCTAACAATGTTAGTCGACTCGCTGTTTCAAACGGCACCGACTCTTGGAGCGACGGCCGTTGCGGCGCCGCTGGGTGCATTGTCACGTTTTGTCTCGACCTTTGGCGCGTCGGGCTCAATGGAATATGCGGGCGTTATCAATGACGTTTTGAATGAAAACGGCGTTGACCTGCGTAACCCGTCGGCCATTTCCAAGGCATTGAGTGACCCCAAAGTGTTGGAGCAGATGAAAGACAAGGGCATGAAGCGTGGCCTTGTCGTTGGTTTGTTTGATGGTCTTACCGCTGGCATTGCTAGTTCTTTCATGAGGCCGGCCGAGGAAATCATTGCGGCCAACAAACTTACGGGCATGCAAGCCAAGAAAGTTGCGGCTGCCACGTGGGCAAAAGAACTGTCTTTGCAAATGGCTGGCGGTGCCGGTGGTGAATTTGCCGCACAACAGATCACTGGCGAAAACAAACCAGCCGACGTGATCATGGAAGCGCTAGCGGAAGGCCTAACCGCTCCAGCAGAAGTCATAAGCGCCATGCAAGCTGGCAAAGCCCCTCCGGCTCCAGCAGCAGAAGTCCCGCCGCAAGCACCGCCACCTGAGCCCCCGCAAACGCCTCCTAGCCGGGTTGAGCCATTTGTTGGTGAAGAACCGCCAGCCCCAGCGCCAGCCCCCACGGAAGGTATCCCCGGCATTGTGTCGGCAGCGGAGACCATTCCAGAATCAACTGCTGACCTGACTGAGGAAGAGCAGAACCTTGTTACTGGCTACCTGGCCACTGGGTTTAGCGAAGAGGAAGCGTTTGACCGGATCATGAAGCGCCGGGAGCGTAAGGGTGGAACTCGTGCCCTGCCTCCAGTTGAAACGCCGATGCCGCCGGTTCAGGCAGAGCCCAAGCTTCCTGAGCTGCCTTCTAATGAAACAGCAGCTGTCGGCATGCCAACGGTTGAGGTGCCGCTCAAAGATTTGACCCTCTCTAAAGATGTGCCGCAGTTCAAGATGGGCGCCAATGAGAAGGGCGTGGTTGAGCCTCTTGGCGGCAAGTTTGAGCGCACTGGGGTCGCGCCCATTCAAGTGTGGCGTCGCAACGATGGCAGCCTAGAGGTCATCTCTGGTCGGCACCGTTTGGATCTGGCTCGCCGCAGTGGTGAAACAACCATCCCGGCACAGATTCACGATGAGGCCCAAGGCTTCACGCCGCAGATGGCAGCCGTGTTGGATGCCGAGCTGAACATCCGTGATGGACAAGGAAAGGTCAAAGACTATGTCAATTACTTCAAAGCGTCCGGGATCACCCCGCAAGATGCCGAGTCAAGAGGACTTCTGGCAAGAGCAACGGGCAAAAGGGCTTTCACCGTCGCATCTCAGGGCAGTGATGAACTCATTGCCGCAGTTCGTAACGACCAAGTCCCCGATGAAGCGGCGTACTTCATCGCGCTAAACGCACCTAACGACTCACGTCTTCAGGGCGTGGGTCTGCAGGCTGTCATGGATGGCAAGTCGGCCAACATTGCGGTCAACACGATGCAAGCCGTCAAGGCGTTGGGCATAGAGAACAACACCACGACGGACATGTTTGGCTTTGACGACAGCGCTTTGAAAGAAGCGCAAGCCATGGCACAAGTCGCGGCTCGCAAGCAAAGAGAAATCCAAACTCGCCTATCGGCTATCAGCGGTGCAGCCAAGAACCCGGCGATCGCCAAAGCAGAAGGCATCGACATCCGCGACCCTAACGCTGTTAATCAGCGCATCCAAGAGCTGCGCCAGATGAAGGCAGCTTGGGATAACTGGTCGACCAACCCGGACCTGATTGGCGAGATCCGCCAGGCTCGCGGTGTTGAAGCTCCCTCACTTACTTTGCGTGGTGAAACGGAAGAAGAGATCCGTGCGCGTGAAGAAGCAGCTGCAGCAGAGGAGCGTCGCCGCCGGGCTGAAGAAGATGCTGCTAAGAAGGCAGAGCAAGAGGCAGCAGAGCGTGCTCGTGCTGAGCAGACCGTTGGCCTATTTGAGCTGGGCCAGACCGCAGACCAACAATTGTCTGGCATGGGCGACCTGTTCGCCTCGCAAGAACCGGCTGTTGCGAAAGAGAAGCCAGCTGAGACAAAGGTCGAGCCTACTGGTGCAGCGCGATTGGTGATGGACAGGGCTCAACGCCTTGCTAATGCTGAAAATAACTTCCGCACATCAGTCATGGAACAGTTTGGCCTGACGGCTGAACAGGCCGACGCGGCGCTACAAAAACTGATTAAGGAAAAGCTGGTTACGCTGAACCCAGATACCGGCCAGGCCGACCTGAAGACCGGTGCAGCTTGGGACCGCGATGTCATGCTGCGCGCAGCTGGCGCTGAAGAAGAGCCAAAGGAAGAGCGCAAGCCCGGCGCTACTGATGACGAAATCAAGAAGGTCGGTGAGGTCTTTGAAGGTGCTCAAGAGAGCCAGGTCGAAGACGACTTTGAAATTCACCACCTCTTTGATCCTCCCGCAAAGGAGGACATTGTTCGCCTGAGCGAGAAGGAAGACTTCCTTACGCCCGAGCAAGCCAAGGCCAAGATTGCCGAGTGGCGCAAGAACGCCGAAGAGCAAGACAAGAAGGGTCGGGCTAAAGGGCAGATGAACCCCAACTCCGACAAGGTGGTTCTGTCGTTGTTTGACCTGACCGGTGCTTGGAGTGAGCCGTGGGTTGAGGCCGGTTATCAGGTCTACCGCTTTGACATTCAAGACAAGTGGACGATGAAGGACGAGACCACTGGCGAAGAGGTCAACCTTGGTGACATCAACCAGTTCAGCGTCAAGTATTTCCAAGACCTCTTTGGCGACTTTGAGGGTAACGACGTCTACGCCATCCTGGCTGCCTGTCCGTGTACAGACTTTGCTTCTAGTGGAGCGCGTCACTTCAAGGCCAAGGACGCTAACGGCAAGACGATGGACTCCATCAACCTTGTCAAAAAGACACTGGCCGTTATTGATTACTGGAAGCCTTCCATCTGGGCTATTGAAAACCCGGTAGGCCGGATTGAAAAGTTGGGCGGTCTTCCCCCATGGCGGATGTCGTTTGACCCGTACATGTTTGGCGACCCGTATACCAAGAAGACTTTGCTGTGGGGCCGCTTCAACGCCGACCTGCCGACTGCTCCTGTTGAACCCACCGAGGGTTCCAAGATGCACCGTCAGTACGGCGGCAAGTCTTTGGCTACCAAGAACGCCCGCAGCGTTACACCGGAAGGTTTTGCCTATGCGTTCTTCCAAGCCAACAACGCCATCGACAACCCGGTGCTGGCAATCGCTGGCAAGTATGACCGCCTAGATCGTGACCTTATTCAACAGGCGTTGGATGCTGGCCTTACGGAATACGAAATCCAGCAGTTGGTTGATGACCCGTACTATTTTGATGGCGACGACGAGGCGGCAGAGAACGCCCTGCGTGCAGCTATTGCGGAGAAGAAATCGCAAAAGCCGGCTGTTGCGAAAGAAAAGCCCACAGAAGAAAAGGACCTCTTTGGCGAGCCCACCGAAGAGGCTTTGAAAGCGCAAGCCAGAGAGCTGATGAATACGAAGGTTCGTATTTATGCGTCTGGCATGTCTGCTATCAGCGATTTGTCTAGGGCTGGCCGTGGCGCTGGCGGTCTTGATCTCAAGGGCGTTGGCGTGGATGTTGGCGAGCTGTCGGCTAACGCCATCAACATGCTTGCCCACACGATTGTTAATTTTAACGGTGCCGCGTTTATCGACTCCGGCGCGTTCGGTGCGTTTAGGCGTGGCCTGAAGTCAGGGACCATTACGCCCATTAACTTTGACAACGTGCTCAAAAAGTACGACGCCATCATTGATGCCGTTGGCCAGACGGCAGAAGAGAATGGTGGGGATTGGTCTGATGTGCCCAACAAGCCGATGCTCGTCATGCCTGACGTTGTTGGCGACCAAACCGCCTCTCTGGCTGAGCTGAAGAAGCATCTGCGGTGGGTCAAGACTGAGCTCAAACTTAACCATCTGCAGCTGATCGTCCCGTTGCAACGCGGTGACCTGTCTCTAAGCGATGCCTACAAGGCAATCGTCGACATGCTGGGCACCGATAACTTTGTGGTTGGCATCCCATCCAACGCAGCTGCCATCACGCCGCAGGAACTTGAGGCGTTCCTCCGTGAGTCCAAGCCCAAGGCTATTCACATCCTGGGTGCTGGTTCTGAAAAGAATCTGCTGCCCCGACTAATCAGTGCCATCAACGCAGGCGTAGCGGACACCACCAAGATCACGGCTGATGCCTCGCCTATCCGTAGCGCTGTGTTGGCCGCAGTTGCCAACGGGGCAAAACGCGGTGATGCCATTGAACAGTTTGTGTTTGATGAGCGTGACCCGGCCCTTCTAAGGGATCTTGAACGAGCAAAAGCCGAGCCTGCCGCACCAGCAGCTCCGGTGGAAGCAGTTGCCGAAGAGCCTGTTGCGCCCGCCGAGAAACCAGCCAAGGCACCAAAGGTAGCCAAAGAAAAGCTGCCCTATACGCCTGAGCAACGCAAGGAAGCAGAGGGTCACGCCGAAGAAATTAAGGGTGATCTGTTCTGGCAGAAGGGCGACTACGCTCTGGTGCGCACCTATTCACTGACCGGCGACACCATTTACATACCCACAATGGGTTCTAGAAGGGCGATGGTTGTAGACGTCAGGTCGTTTACCAACAAAGCCCTGCCTGAAGACATTAAGCAGGAGATGCTTGCGGCTAGAGAACAAGCCGAGCGCGAAGCTGAGATCCGTCACGAGTTTGCTCCGTTCATCAAGTTCAAGGATGGGATTGCTCTATCTGAAGACATTCCAGACAACCTGGCTGGCGTCATCCGTGGGTGGAAGGATCTTCTCAAGCTGGATGCGCCGATCTATGTATCCACGATTGAGGATGCAAGACGCAACAAGAACAATTTCACTGGTCCGCATCGCCGCATCGGGTCTGGCACGATCAATGAAAACGATGCCGGCTCTATGCGCCGCATGAATGATGGCAGCTATTACATCCTGTTCACCAAGTCGACCAGCCCAACCGTCATGCTGGAAATTTTGGGCCACGAGCTTGGGCACTTGCATCAAGCGTTGGTGTTCGACAGAGCGCCCCGTGAAACTCAGCAAGCCATCAGAGATGCGCATAAAAATTGGTTGGCATCCCAAAAGGGCAAAACCGCCAAAGAGCTAGTTGCCTCTATGCGTGGCCGCGCAACAGCTCGCCGCGTGCGTTACGCAAGCGAAGACCTGAAGGCTGAAGAGGCCAGCTCATACTGGCATTCTTTCAAAGAGTGGTATGCCGACCAGGTATCGCGCTGGGCTGTATCGGCCGAGGCTCCTACCACCATTGTGGAGAAGTTCTTTAAGCGCCTTGGCAACCAGCTACGCCAGTTCTACCAGCAACTGAAGAACAAGAAGTACCTGCCTGATGAGACGTTTGCCAAGTACATCAACGAAGTCACGGCCCGCGCTCCAGAACTAACTCCGCCGAAGGATATAAGCGATTTAGCAGAGCAGTCGCGCAAGATGGTGGAGCCGGAACAAACAAATGAAGATGAAGACGACAAGCTGCTGAGCAAGTACAACCGGCCGAACACGCCGATGTTGGATGGCAAACCGCTGGGCACGTTCCTTCTGGGACAGTGGAAGAACGGCAAGCAGCTGTTCAAAGACTTCATCAACGACCCGGTAGAAGCGGCAAAGGATGCGGGTGATTCAGCATTCGATGCGGTGATCTCAGCCCGGATGCAGACCGTTTGGTTTGGCGCCGGCCTAGAGTCGCGTGATTTCAATCGCTATGGCCGCCAGCTGCGGACCAGCGAAGGCTTGGCTATTGCCTCGGTTGCTTTGGATAACGCCATCCACAGCGCCAACATTGGCATCCAAGTCTTGTTCCAAGGTGGCTTGAAGTACGACTCCAAGTTTGGTCGCTTTGTTGCCGTCGAACGCAAGCTTGGTATGCGTGGCGTGTACGAAGCAGAAAAGCGCATGAAGGATCGTATCGGCGCCCAGAAGGCCACGAACCTTATCAATGGTTATCTGGAAGCCAAGCGTTCGATCAGCATCATGAACGAGCTCTACGATCGCCAGGCCAATTACGAAGATCTGAAGGCGCATTTAGAAGAGCTGGTCAATCAAGGCGCCAAAGAGGCAGACATCCAGGATGCCCGCGATGATTTGATAGACGCCCAGAATGATCTCAAGGCCATCCAGAAGGCCGCCTCTTCTGTGCTGATGTCAGAGCAAGAGATGCGCGACTTTGCTGCTTTGGATAAGAGCCATCCAGAGCTGCGCGAGATCATGAAGAACTTCAACGCCATCAACCAAAACCTGCTTAGGGTTTGGCGTGACGTTGGCCTGTTGTCTGAAAAGCGTTACAACACCCTGGCTGACATTCAGGACTACGTGCCGTGGCAGCGCCTTATGGAAGACGGCGAAGATCCGCATACGCCGCTCCAGTCGACTAATCGAAACCTGACCAACATCGGCCGGGAGAAGTTGTTCAAGCGCGGCGCACCAACGGACGTCTTGGACTTTAAGGCTCAGGTAGGTCAGAACACTTTTGAGCTTCCTGCCTCTACAGTCTTAAAGGTTACCGTTGACGGCAAGCGTGTGCCGGCAGATCTTCTGTCTGTGACTGAAGACGGCAAGTTGCGTATCGACCAGCCGATTGAAGAAGGCGCCTTGGTGGTGTTTAAGGTCACCCGACCGATCAACAACATCATTGAAAACATGACGCAGAACGTCATGCGCATGAGCATGAACGCCATCCGTCACTACGCAGCTGCGCGGATTGTTTATGAATACGGCACGCGTGCGCCTGATGGCAAGTTGATGACCTTCCCCAAGGTGGACAAGGCAAAGAACCGCTTCAACTTCATCATTGATGGGCAAAAGGTTGTGGTGGAAATCAGCGATCCTTTGGTTGCTGGATCCATCTACGGCATGGAGAACCTTGACCTAGAGATGTGGAAGCCTTTGGCCATGGTCACTAACCTTGTTCGACGGTCTATTACTTTGTCTGGGGCGTTCCAGCTTGAGCAGGTTTTGAAAGACGCGCCCACAGCAGCCATGGTTACCGGCGTTAAGCGTCCTGACTTGTTGATTGGCGGCGTGCTCAAGGGCCTTATAACCTCTTTGGTCCAGCCTGCCGGCAAAGCGGCGGGTGTTGATATTGAACCCACAGTCAACATCCTTAGAGCTGCCGGTATTGGTGGATTCCATAGTCCATCCCGTACGTCAGAAGAAACAGTTAAGCGCCGCATTGGGGTGATGAACCGCAATGTTTATTCGGCATCGATTCAAATGCTTGACCACATTGGCGACTCTGCCGATATGGCGCAGCGCGTGGCTGTGTACAAGCGCGTCCTTGCAGAAACCGGGGATGAGATGCAGGCGTTGCATCAGGCGGCCAATGTCATCAACTTCTTGCACCGGGGTTCTGCTGGTTACGCCCAGGTGTTGTTCAAGATCGTGCCGTTTATGAGCGCATACGCCAATGCAACGGACGTTCTGGCCAACGCTTTGATTGGCGGAAACCTCAAGGGCATGAGCCGCGCCAAGGCCATACGCCGATTGGCTATCGCAACTGCCATGCTGTCCAGCCTGACGTTAATGTATTGCATGCTTGTGGGCGGTGACCCGGATTATGAAGAGCTTGATGACCAGACGAAGATGCGCAACATCATCGTGCCGGGAACCAAGATAAAAATCCCCATGAACACCTCGGCCGCGTACATCTGGAAGGCCGTGCCGGAGATGCTCTACAACACGGTCATCAACGAAGGCACCCAGAACGAAGTAGACCGCACCCGCCTTAAGAAGGCTTTGTCTCAAGCGGCTAAAGATATGTTGCTTGGCCCCCCGCCCATTCCGGCTGGCGTTGGCAAAGTAGCAGAAGTGGTTTTGGACCACGACTTCTACACTGGGCGTGGCGTAATCCCCGAAAACCTCAAGCACGTTGAAGCTTTTGAACAATGGGATGCCTCTACATCTGAGCTAGCCAAGAAGCTGAGCGCTTATACCGAGGTTCCGGGCACTGATGGCAAGCGTGTCTTGAGCCCCATCGAGGCGGACCACCTGGTGCGTGGTTTGTTTGGTTCAGTTGGCTTCACCGCTCAGTGGATTTCCAACGCTATTGGTGAGCGCAATGGCGATCGTCCTGAACTGACTGGCCGTGAAACTCCGGTGATTGGCCGGTTTATCAGACCTGAAGTTGGCCGGGCTAACGAGGATCTGTTCTACGACCTCAAGCAGCGCGTCGACGAGAAGTATCAGACGTGGAAGACAATGACCGACCGTGGTGATGACGATGCGGCCGATGCTTATGAAAACAAGCATGAGGGCTTGCTTGATATGTATCGCGAGGTCAACCAGATCAACGATGCGCTTGGTCAGATCAACGCAGAAATCCGCGAACTTGGCACAGCCAAGGGCCTAGACATGACTCCTGAGCAGCGTCGCAAGGAAATCACTGATCTCCAGCGCGAGAAGATGGAGCTGGTCGACGACATCCGAGAGCTTAGGAAAGAGGCCGGACTTTAACAATGTTAAAGTACTCAGAGCGTGTGTATCACAATGGTACACACGCCGCCCTTCTTAACTTCTTGCCGGGTGATGTGTAGCTCATCTATCTGACTGTCGGACTCATAGCATCCGGCGTGCTCGCAGGCATCCAGCAGGGCCTTCAAAATGTTGTCAACATCCCTCTTCCGGCGATCGGGCGGAAAGAGAGTAATGTGCACGGCCAGCCTTCCTTCCAGCGCTATAACACCGTTGCACGACTCAATCACTGACGCACGAAATTGCTGTCCGCGCTTTGATATGAAACGACTTTTTCCTGATTGCCCCCAGTAGTGGTTGACGGATGGAGGCCAGGGCAAGAGCAGTTGTATATGCTGCATAAACACCACACATGGAAGAATTGGCATGCACCTATTGACATGCGGATAGGTAGGTATAAGAATACCCCTAACAACTAGGAGACAACAGTGAAGCTGACCAACAAGCACAACATCCCGCAGACGTTCATCAACATCTTGGAGCGTCCTACGTACAGCAAGGGCTCTGCCCACCTGTCTGTGACCCAGCTCATCAACAGCCCAAAGATCGTAGCGCTGACCAATAAGTTTGCCGATGACATCGAGCAAGACGTGTCGGACATGGTGTGGTCAATCTTTGGTTCAGCTATCCACAAGGTCTTGGAGCACGGTGCCGATGACAACCATCTGATTGAAGAGCGCCTGCACACGCAGGTCGACGGCTGGAAGATCTCCGGTGCTATCGACCTTCAGATCCTCAACGAGGATGGCATCTCCGTTCGTGACTACAAGACCACCTCGGCGTGGTCGGTGATGAACGACAAGATCGAATGGGAGCAGCAGCTAAACATCTACGCGTGGCTGGTTGAAACGGTCAAGGAGAAGCCGGTCAAGGACCTTGGCATCGTTGCCATCATCCGGGACTGGAGCCGTAGAGATGCGGCTACGCGGGAGGGTTATCCTACTGCCCCCATCAAGGAGATCCCCATCAATCTGTGGAGCTATGCGGAGCGCGACAAGTTTGTGCGTGACCGTATATCTCTCCACTCGGCATGCGAGTTCGCCCTTGAGGCTGAAGAGCTTCTGCCTCCCTGCACTCCTGAGGAGATGTGGGAGAAGCCCACCGTGTACGCGGTGAAGAAGAAAGGCGCAGTCCGCGCCAAGTCACTGCACGACAACGAGCCAGAGGCGAATGTCATCGCCATGCAGTTGGGCAGTGAATATGAAGTGGAGACCAGGCTTGGTGAGCGCACGCGCTGTGCAAACTTCTGCTCGGTCAACACATGGTGCCAGCAATGGCGTGATTACCAGCAAGGCTGGAAGGAGAGCGAATGAGCGCGAATGATATGCAGATCGGCGGTAGCCACTACAAGGATATGGGTCAACAACCTTGGGATGTGCTGCGTGATTGGCTGACCGCAGAGGAGTATCGGGGTTACATGAAAGGGAACGCCATTGTGTATCTCGCAAGGGAGCGCAACAAGGGTTCCAACGAGGACCTGAGGAAGGCCCTGCATACCTTAACAAAGTTGGTTGAGGTAACCAGCGAGAAGAAAGTTGTGACCGTGGCAATGCTTGAGGATTTGGTTGCCGAGCTTGAGCAGCCGAAGCGCAAGTACGTCAAGAAGACCCCGACCAAAGCTGCGCCGTTTGGCTTTAAGAAGAACGGCGAGCCCCGTAAGTACAAGCCGAAAGGATGGACAACATGAGTGTTCACAAGAAGTTGATGGAAGCCCGCGTCAAGCTGCACAGCATGGAGTTGAAGAAGTCTGGTGAGAACAAGTTTGCTGGCTACCGTTACTTTGAGCTTGGAGACTTCATCCCGCAGACCATGCAGATCTTTAATGACCTGGGCCTGTGTAGCGTGATCTCGTTTGATACCGACTACGCGACCATGCTTATTACTGATGTGGAAGACGGCACGGTCATTGCGATCAAGAGCCCGATGGCAGAGGCTAGCCTCAAGGGCGCTCACCCGATTCAGAACCTGGGTGCGGCCGAGTCTTACCAGCGTCGTTACCTGTGGCTCAACGCCATGGAGATCACGGAGAGCGACGTCATTGATGCCTCTCCTAGGCCGGAGTCCAAACCCGTAGCCAAGCCTGTAGAAAAGGTAGAGAAGCCGCGCCCTCCGGCAGAGATTGAGGGGGCTGTTGGCAGCTGGTCTATCAAGACCACCCTGTCTCCTGAGGGTAGCGTGGATAATTGGCTTGTCGTTGTTAACGATGCCGTGTTGGCCGGTCTTGCTATGGCCAACAAGGAAGACGACGTCATGCAGATCTTCAAGCAAAACAAGCAGCTGTTTGATTCGATCAAGGCCGCAGATGCTGAGTACTTCAAAGACCTGATGGCCAAATTCACCGAAACCAAAAATAAATTGAAAGGGAATTAAATGAGCAATTTTATTCCGCGCCCGAATACCGGCACGCTGTGGCCCAACCGCAAGGTTAGCCAGAACCATCCCGACGTACGCGGTGATGTGTTTCTAGACCGGGCGTTTCTTGAGGGTCTGTTGCGCAAGACAGGCGATGACCTAGTCAAGATCCAGGTGTCGGGTTGGAACAAGGTCCTTGCCGGCAAGGAGTGCCTGTCCCTTCAGGTCTCTGAGCCGTACGTCAAGCCGGAAGAGGCTCGGCCGCAGTATTCGTCATCGGTTGACGAGTCCGACGTTCCCTTCTGATGAAGACGCTGCAATTTGAGGCGGTCAAGGTTGCGTTCAAGCAGGACAAGAACGGCTACATCCTGACGCTTTGCATTCACCCTGACGAAGTGCCTGAGGACTTACTCCGGTCCTTTGTCGGGGCTGTCTACCAGGTTGTCATGGTGCGCCTTGACCGTAACGCCGACCCCCAAGAAGAGTTTGAGTCGGACAAGGCCGTGAAGATGGCTGGCATGTTGTGCCGGGACCCCAAGTTCTGGGAGTTCCTGCATGAGGATAGTCAGATCTTTACGGCTACCGAAAAAGATGCGACCGACTGGTTGCGCGACTTCTTGGAAATCCAATCCCGAACCGAGCTCAAGGACAACGCGGAAGCGCGCTCCCGGCTTGATTCATTGCACAAGGAATTCTTGGCATGGAAGCAAAGAAACTAATTCCCTACAGCTTGTACTTGCCGCCCAAGTACCACGACAAGCTCAAAGAGCTGGCCAAGGTACGCAAGGCATCGTCGACGATCCGTGATGCCATCACTTTGTTATTGGACAACCAAGACGTCTACAAGTCTGCGTACAACAAAGGCATTGGTGATGCAGCTCAGGTTGTGTACGACTGCGATGAAGCGCAGATGGTTGCCGTGAAAGGCAAAGACCTGGGCGCCATCCTGACCGAGCGGATCAAGGGACTGGAGATGAAATGATTGCCGAGCTCCAGACTGAGGTTGCTGAAACGGAATGCACTGTGCGCCTGTACAACTGGACACCTTACCGGCCGGCCTACATCAGCGGAGCCCCGGAGAATTGTTATCCAGCCGAGGGTGGCTACGGTGACTGGGCGCTGTTTGTCAACGGCCAAAGGGCTGAGTGGCTAGAGGCTCAGCTAACGCCTCAACAGATCGACAGTATTGAGGCGCAACTATTTGAAATGATGGAGCAGTCATGACGGAGTTTCGGGATTATTCAACTTACCTCCAAAAGCTGGTTTACATGGAGCGCAAGACGCACGAAATGTGCAATGAAAGGCAGTACCAGGCGGCCAAGCGTTATGCCATGGAAATGCAGCGCATCTCCGGCGAGCTGGTCATGTGGCTAGATGAGCAAGTTCATGGAGCTGAAGAATGCAAGAACTAATCGGCGGGGCATTTATTTTGATTCTGCTGTTGTTTGCTTTGTTTATCGTGTCCGTTATTGCACAGCTGGTATGGACAGCGATTAGGAAACGCAAATGAAACGCGATGACATCATCCGTATGGCAACGGAAAGCAACCTATCAGAAGAACATATGAACGAGTGCGGATATTACTGCGTGATTTGTAACAGGATTCTGCCAGCAGACGATTGTGGGGTAATTGTGCATGACCCTATCCCACACCCACCAGACATGGACTTTGCAGAAGAGGAGAAACCACAATGAAACCTGACGACCTAAAGCGGAACTACAGAGCGAACCGCGATGACATTGTCCTTATGGCTCGCAAGGCTGGCGGGATTGAATGTGATTGTTGTTTGCCATACCTGCAGGACTACTCGGAGAAAGAGCTTGCCGATTTTTTGGAGCGCTTTGCCGAACTAGTTGCCGCTGCCGAGCGTGAGAAGGTAGCCCGGTGGATGATGGAGCGTGGCTACGCTACAGGCCACGGCGACACCATTGAAGAACTGCTGAACGAACTGGAGTGGCAGGTGGTGGAGCGTGAGCGTGAGATCCACACCAAATTGCCAGTACGACAACAGAGCAGTAGACAAGAAGTGCAGTAGCTGTAGATGGATCAAACCTCAATAAAGGAGATACCTATGAACGAAATCACTTTGAAGTTCACCACCGATGAAGTCAGCATGCTGTTGGCTGCCCTGTCTGCATTGCCCACCGGGTCGGGTGCATGGCCCCTGGCGATCCGCATCAAGACCGATGCCGAGTCTCAGTTTGTTCCAGCAGAAACTACGCAATGAGCCCGGACATGATTCGTGAGTGGGCCAAGCAGACCATCCCGGCGTTGGCGTTTAGCGCTACCGATGAGGAGCTGGAAAGCTTGGCTAAGCTGATTGGTGCAAGCACCAGAGAACAATGTGCTCAAGCGTGCGAGCGGGCTTACCTTAGTGGCTACAGCACACTGGCTGCGGCATCGCTGATTAGAAGGGGAGAGAAATGGACCGATACGTCGACGTCACCCTGTACGACTTGAGCTTTCCGGTTACGTATGAGCAGCTGTGCATGATGCGCAACCTCATAGAGACTGGGATTGATAACTCGTACGACCGCGAGGAAAGGATGGAGCTTAGGACTCTTTTGTCCTCTCTCTACTCCGTTCAGATGGAAGGCGGCCGCACCTTTGGCGAGCTGATCAGGATGATCGAGACAGAAGGAAAAATTGAATAACAAGCTCACCCCTTCTGAGAGACGTCACCTGCAAAAGGTTAAGTCCTTGCCGTGTGGAGTCTGCGGAGCTGCTGGACCGAGCGATGCCCACCACATTGAGCAGCACAAGCAGTACCTGTGCATTCCTTTATGTCGGGACTGTCACCAGGGATCTCATAACGGTATCCATGGCGAGAAGCGGATCTGGTCTGTCTACAAGAAGACCGAGCTGTCGGTTCTCAACGACACCATTAAGACGTTGCTGGACAATCCACAACCGTGTCAGAATGCGCGGGCCTCCTCCTAGTGGCGATAAGTAAAGCTCAGCCCCCTCTTCGTGAGGGGGTCTTTTTGAGTACTTTAACAATGTTAAAGTACAGACAGTCCTTCTGATGAGCCGTGAGTCGGCGAAACCTACGGGTAAAGGACAGCGTGACCTTCCGGTGTAGCGGGCTGCGTGGGGTTTTCCCGAGGACGAAAGGGTGAAGTAAGGGGTCGCGAACCCGAGCTGCAGCCTGATTAGTAAACCGGACTGTTGACAACGGATTTAGTTGGACATACGATGCACGTGTCTGGGGTGGCTCCCGGGCGACGATAGGAACCCCGATATTTTGGTAGGGGCTTTGTGTGACTCAAATCGCATCCTATCTGCGCCTAGAGTTGCCCAACGCCAAGGGCCTAAGCCTCTACCAAAGTGTCGGGGTTTTTCTTTGGCCAGACCGCTCAGCTTGTGGGGTAACCGCAGGAGCTGGGGGATAAGCGAGACTGTGGGATAGTTCTGAGAACTCGCAAACGGCGGCGAAGAGAGCACCGTTGGAACGAAAAGGCTGTCGGGTGCTGTGGCTCCGTAGAGGGATACAGTTGAAGGCGCACCTGGGATGGGCTAGGTGCGTCCACCATAGCGGGATGTTCGGGGTTAAGGTGTTGAAGTTAAGGTGTTAGGGGTAGACAGCGTTGGCCGGGTGGTAAAATGACCACACATGCAACAGATGAAACTGTTAGCATGCAACTGTTAGGAGGAGATATGGCATACCTTTGGTACACGATCAGGCAATCCAAGTACGGTCCTGGCTATGACGTTCACGGCTTCAAAGAGGCTGACAAGAACAGCGTTCTGGAGGGCCAAACGCTCAAGTGTTTTGTCGCTGTGTTTGACACTTTGGAAGACGCTCAGAGTGCTTATCCGCAGGCCAAGATGGGTAGCGAATGGACCGATCCCCAGGTGTCTTTGAATCACCTGCCAGATGATGGTGGGTGGTGACATAGCCCGGCCGAATCCATAAACTGACAGATCCCACAAGGAGAACACATGAAGAAGCTGAACCTGGACATCATCCGCCTGGATGGTGGCACACAAGCCCGCGTATCGCTTAACACTGACGTTGTTGCCGAGTATGCGGCGCACTTGCAAGATGGCGATATCTTCCCGCCGATCACCGTGTTTCACGATGGTGGCGACTACTGGCTGGCAGACGGCTTTCATCGCTACATGGCGAATAAGCAGAACGGCTCAGTCGAGATTGAGTGTGACGTGAGGATCGGCACGCTGGAAGACGCCAAGCTGTATGCCTATGGCGCTAACGGCAAGCGCGGCCTGTCGATGTCACGTGAAGACAAGCGCAAAGTTATTCTCCTCATGCTTCAGCACCCGGAGTGGAGCAAGTGGGCAAACACCGAGATTGCCAAGCATATCGGCGTGTCGAGTATGACCATTGGCCGGGTGAAGTCGGGCCTGATCTACGACGCTGAAAAAGATTCAGAGCCCAAGCAGTTCACCAAACAGGGCAAGGTCCAAAAGATGGACACCACAAAACTTGGCCGCTTCAAGAAGGAGCCGGTTGAACCTGTTGTTGAAGAGCCCAAGTTTGATGAGACGCAAGAGTTCATTGATGAACTCACAGACACCATCAATGCGTTGAGTCTTGAGAACCAGAAGCTCAAGGACATCATTGCGGTTGGGGCGTGGGATGCTACCGAGTTTGAGAAGATGGACATTCAAGAAACCATCGAGCAGTTGCGCGAGCAGATCCGCGTGTTGGAGATTGATAACAGCGCCCTGCGGGAAAGCCGGGACATGTTCCAGTCTCGCAATGCCGAACTGATGGATACTGTGAAGTCGCTGCAAAACAAGCTGAAGAAAGCCGCTTAAGCGGTCCAACCCAAGCCGGAGGGTTTCCGGTCGCTAGGAGAACACATGGAGCTGCAATTACGCGAGCACCAGATGCGAGTCATCGAGGAGCTTAGGGAAGGGTTTCGTCAGGGGCATCGAGCACAGCTGTTGTACGCCCCGACAGGATTTGGCAAGACCGAGGTAGCCATTTACCTCATGAAGGCCGCCAGAGAGAAGTGCAAGAAGTCAGCCATGGTGATGGACCGCATCGTTCTTGTCGACCAGACAAGCATGCGGCTAACAAAGTACAACCTACCCCATGGGGTCTATCAGTCGGGCCATTGGAAGTGGGATCCGACCGAGCTCATCCAGATCTGTAGTGCTCAAACTTTGGAGCGGCGGGAGACTGTCCCCGGCATGAACCTGATGATTGTGGATGAATGCCACATCGCCAGAAAACAGACGATCGAGTTCATCAAGAACAACCCGCACGTATCTGTGATTGGTTTGACGGCAACGCCGTTCACCAAAGGACTGGGTGATGTTTACGACAATGTCGTCACCGGGGCGACAAACAGCTGGCTCGTCGACAACAGCTGGCTAACCCCGCTCAAGGTCTACATCGCCAAAGAGATCGACATGGCCGGTGCAAAGAAGGTTGCCGGCGAGTGGGCCCAGGATGAAGTTACCGAGCGTGGCATGAAGATCACCGGGGACATCGTTGAGGAGTGGATTAAAAAAACCCACGAGGTCTACGGTAAACCAGAAAAGACCATCGTCTTCTGTGCTGGCGTAACCCATGGGGCAGACCTGGTTCAACAGTTTGCCCGGCATGGCTATAACTTTGTTTCGGTCAGCTACAAAGATAACGACGACTTCAAACGCCAGGCCATTGAAGACTTTTCCAGATCGGACACAGAGATCCACGGCCTGATCGCAACCGACATCCTGACTAGGGGTTTTGATGTCCCCGACGTCAAGATCGGCGTCTCGGCTAGACCATTCTCTAAATCCCTATCGAGCCATGTTCAGCAGATGGGGCGCGTTATGAGGCCCCACCACTCAAAACAGTTTGCCCTGTGGCTGGATCATTCAGGCAACTATCTGCGGTTCAGAGATGAGTGGGACCAGCTTTACGCTGAGGGCGTCAAAGACCTCGACGATACGGTCGAGAAGGCTAAAAAAGAACCCACCATCAAGGAGAAGGAGGCATCCAAGTGCCCATCCTGCGCTTTCCTGTGGCCTCGGGGTGCAGATATGTGCCCGGCATGTGGTCACGTACGGCAACGTCGCAATCAAGTATCTGCCGTTGCTGGTGAGCTGGAGGAGTTAACGTCTAGCGTTACGAAGATGGACATCAAGCAGCAGTTCTACTCTGAGCTCATCTCATACGCCATGGCTAAGGGCTACAACCCAAACTGGGCGAAACACAAATACAAAGAAAAGTTCGGCGTGTGGCCCAAGGGTCTGCATGAATCACCCGCCCCCATCAGCGGGCCGACAGCGCAATGGATCAAGAGCCGGATGATTGCCTACGCCAAGACGCAGCGCATCCGTGTGCCATCTTTGAGGGTATGACATGACGTTTGAAGACTTTGCCAGGGCTTATGGCCTGATGTTGAATCATGTTGTATTGGGTAAATGGGTGGCCGTCCCCACGGAAGATCACCCCAGAAAAAGGAACGGTAGGTACAAGTTTATGGGTGGCGTGGGCTGGGTTCAGAACTGGGCGACCATGACCAAGCCTGAAATGTGGCGCTCAGACGTCACCAAAACGCCCACAATCGATTGGAAGCGCGAGCAAAGGGTAGCTGATGAGGCGCGTATAGATGCGTCACGCAGAGCCGCTCAAAGGGCCGGCTGGATCATGCACCAAACTGAATCCACCAAGCACCCCTACCTGTCGAGAAAAGGGTTCCCTGATGAAATGGCTAACGTCTGGGACAACGATGGGGAAAAGATTTTAGTTGTGCCAATGCGGATGGAAAACCGCCTGGTCGGGGCCCAGCTCATCACCGAGGAAGGGCAGAAGAAGTTCCTCCCCGGTCAGAAGACGAAGGGGGCATCGTTTGTTCTGGATGCAAAGGGTGTCCCCATCTTTGTGGAAGGGTATGCGACGGCCCTTAGCGTCCGTGCCGCGATGAAAGCCATGAAGATTCGCTACACCATCCATGTGTGCTTCTCGGCAGGAAACATAAAGGCTGTGGCTAGCCTGATCCCAGGCGGGATCGTCGTCGCAGACAAAGACCTCAACGGGGTCGGCGAGGCTGCCGCCCGGGAAACAGGCAAGCCGTATTGGGTATCCGATACAGTCGGTGAAGACTTTAACGATTTTCATATCCGCGTCGGACTGTTCCATGCCACCTCCTCGCTTAGGAAGTTTCTTGTTGAGAATGCCAAAGACTCAATAGCCTCCTGAACCTGGCCTCGATCTGGCGAACCCTTTCGCGCGTGAGTCCGTAGGGTTTGCCAGCTTCAGCCAAAGTCGCCCCATCTTTCCGTGCATTGAGAATTGCCCAGTATTTTTTACGCGCCTGATCTGGCGTGTATCCCGGAGCGATATCCTCGTACAAGGTGTTGAACAGCTCTGGTGAGGGAAAGTCCACCAGCGTGATGGGTTGATTAGGGTCCGTCCCCGCAATAGGCACGCGGCCGCCGAATGAGCTCAGATTCATAGCCAGCCGTATCCCACCCAAACCAAAACCCATAGCGTCACGCCGGCCAGAAACCAGCCGCTCATGTCACGGTCGTCCTCAACGTACAGTGGCGCGTCAAACCCATACGCCTCCCGCATTGAGCGTGGCGTGTGGTAGTCCTTAAAACGGTACTCGGTGAATTTTTTCATGTTAACCCCCTGTCGTATGCCTCGCGGCGCAGGTCGTCGTCGGTCATGTTGTGATAACCGACGAAACCGTCCCGTAAAATCATTTTGAAATAGTCCTCACGCCCGGCCGGGGCAGCGTAACTGCCCACGTCCAGGTCAAAATCAACAAGACTGCGGATCAACCGCAGCCGCTCTTGATGCGTCACTCAACCTCCTCATAAGCCGAAAGAATGTCGAACATCTCGACAATGTCGTGCGGCAATTGCGCCGCTTCCTCCCGGCTGGACATCTCGTGGTAGTCGTCGACGCCATCGTCGTAGCGTCCGGCAAAACCGCAGCCCGGTTCAAAGTAGTATGCATTGACTTGCAAGCGTTCTGCAACAAGCTCTTCATAAACCTCGATGGGCGGCGTCCATGCAGACTCAAACTCGACCGACATATGGGCGAGGCCATTGGGTAGTTGCGTAACTTTGCAATACGCCTCCGGTCCCCCGACGTCCCACTTGGTCCCCCAATTGGCTAGTCGCCACTCGTACCACCCGGTATATCCGTACTCGGCTTTGAGCCTGGCACGCAGCTCGTCCTTGGCGTCGGCGTCCAGGCCACCGAATGAGCCCGTGTCGTTATTCATTAGCGGCGCAGGGACCGGCAGAATGAATTCCAACAGTTCGCCCTTGGCAAAAGCCTCGGCCAGGTTATTGATCCGCTCGCGCGGGCCCGTGATTTCCAACGTGTTCATGCACCAGTTCGGCATGTTGCTCTCCTAGAAAAACAGCCCTAAAAATGCCAGCGACAGCCAAAACAGGCATGCCGCCAGCGTCCACAGTTTCCCCTTGTGCCGGGGTTCTTTGCCCTTCACTCCAAAATGCCCGCCTCGCGCAGGCGTGCGTCAAACTCAGCTAAAAGCTTCGTCCGTCCCCGCGTCTGGGTTCCCAGAATCTCGCGGATGATGGTCGCGGCCGACCGGCCCCGGCGGTGCATGCCCGCAATCTCAAGCTTTAGGGCGGCCCGCAGGGTGATAAGTCGAAAGCGTTCGATGTTGCCCCCGGTCAGCATTGGCATCTCCAAATTACTTTGTCGATGATCTGCAGGACCTCCTCGCCGCCCGGCTTGTCCTCGGCCCATTCCCGAATGGTGGCAAATGCGTTGCGCAGGGCCATGGCGTTTTCGCTTTTCCGCGAGTTAAAAACGACGTCATTGCCAAGCTCGACCATTTCGATCTCGGAGTCGTTGTCCACATGGCGGCCGTAGACGTCTATGTCGCCCGCGATTTGCTCCAGGTCGTCCCGGTCATCAAACCGGGCCCGCGCTATGGCAAGGCCAAGTGTGTGCCAGTCTTCGCGCGTCCATGCCGACGTGTCCACCGTATCCGGCAAGTCCGCCCGGATTTCGTACAAATCGCTTTCTTCCAAAATCACAATTACTTGCATTTTTTGCTCCTCAGTGCGGCGAGCGCCGCTTGATAGGTTGAATACCGGCCGCCCATTGGCATGTGGTGCGGGCCCCGGACGATGTACCAGCCGCCCAGAAGCTTGTTGTGTGTGATTTTCATGCGGCCCTCACAATGTTAATGACGCGCTTGGATTGCGAACCGTGTGCCTCAAAGGCCACTATGTGGGTGCGTTTCTTCGCGCACAGTTGGCACGTGGCGCAGGTAGTGTATTCGCGGTGCTGTGCCGGGCAAACTACGTAGTGCCGGCCGGCCGGCGTCTTCCCCCATAAGGGACCGCCCGGCTCCACGATTGCCACCACCGGCCCGATGTTCAAGTCGGCCAGCGCGTCGGCTTGTTTCAGTGAGTCCGCGCTAAGGTTGATGGTGAACCCGCTCAGGTTGGCATTGAGCACCGCGCTGCGATTGTCCCGGTCTTCATCGAGCCGCAGCATCGAATGGTGGGTGTACGTAAACCCCCGCTTGCCACGATTAGCGTCGACGATCCGCTGCAAAGCTTCGACGTCGATGCGGCCGTCGGTGTGCGGCAGGTCGCCCGCTTGGTTGTGTCGCCACAGTTGGCCCCTGGGTAGCCGTTTAACCTGGGCGGCGAACGCCTCCAGGCTCACGCCCTTGGTTTTTACTTGTCGCCACCAGATGCCTAGGCGGCCCTGTTCGGCGTAGCATCCGGCCCCTTTGAGTGAGCACGTTGGCGGGCATGAATCCGACGTGGTGGTTGAGACCGGAATCGGCCCCGTCTTTCGATTGCTGCTGACTCTCGTCAAGTGATACATGGTTTCGTCTCCTAGTAGATGCAAGTCTTCGCTTGCATGTCATGAGAATGCGGGCCCGACAGTAGACTGTCAAGGCCCGCGCTGGTTTAAATTATCCCTTCCGCCTTAAACTTGGCCAGCAGTGCTTTGGGTGAATAGATTTCTTTTTGAGTCCAAACCCGAATACCGCGCGGGTGAAACTCAACACCAAACCCTGCGCGATCCGCCGCCTGCATGGCCTCAAGTTGTTTCGCTGGAGTTTTTGCCTGGCTGATTAAATCCGCCACCGCTTGCGTGTCGCCGTGGTCGAACAAAAACGCCATCTTTTCCTCAATGGTTCGCATACTGCCCCCTGTCATGTTAAAGAGCGCGAGACTGGCCCGCGCCCCTATTGTAACACACTCTTGACAGTCAAGCAAGTCGCCCCGAATCAGATGAATCGGGAAAGGTTGCGGATCCAATGGTCGGCGTCGATATGGCTACCCTTGACGGTGAAGGTTAGCCCGGCCGCCTTCATGGCCTCCGCAAATCGGCTCGCGTCGCAATCCTCTTCCAAGTAGGCCCGGTCCCCGCGAATGTAAGAGTAGTCCGAGATATCCCCGGCGATGCCGAGCGTGTCCAGTAGTCCGCGTGGGACTTCAAGCCAACCATGGCCAGGGTCAGAGTGCATTGTTAGTTGCATGGTGTTTTCCTCAAAAGGGTCTCGATACGCTCGGGTGTCCAGCCGAGCCGGGTCAGTGCAGCGCGGAGCGCGTCGGCGAACGTCATTGGTAAAGGTCCGGTGCATCGACTAGGTCGGCGCACGCGAGCCACAAAAGGCGCATCAGGTTAGCCTCCCGGTCGGAAAGGTGCGTTTCCGTCCACGCCCCGGTTTCCCTGAGCGTAGCCGCCACGGCCTCGGGGTCTAAGCTTTCCAGTTGACCGCGTACAAAGGGGTCTCGCATCAGGTCGACAATGTCGCCTTCACAATCCCCGGAGTGATAACCCCGGTGTGCCTCGCTCATGGTTAGCTGAAGCTCTACCCGGCCCGAACTGCTAGACCAAAAAATGACGTCGCTCATGCCGTCCGCCCTTCGCCCACATCGGGCACAAATACCCAGCCGGTCTGCAATTCGGCGCCGTGGTAAGCCCACGACCATTCAAGCTTGCGGATCAATTCGCTAGCGGCTTTCCAATGGGCGGCCTCGCCATCGAGCTCGTGCGGATAGCCGATGGTCACGGAATGGCGGCCGCCGCTCGTCACGGCTTTGATTCGGGCGCCTCGAAAGGTCGTCGGGCCTAGATACTTGGTCACAATGCATTGCATGGTTTTTGTCTCCCAGTAAGGTGCAGGGCGCACCACAAGGCGCTCATCGAGCGCCCTAGTCGAGCCCGGCTATTTTTCCGGTCTTAGTCCGGTGAGCACTTCAAGTGCGTAGGCCACGGAGTCAAGCGCGCCAAGTTCTAACTTCATGTCACGGCAGGCGTTCCAGACATCGTAAAGGGCGTCGACAGCGACCCATATTTTGTAGTCGTCGGGCGCGGCATCGCGTGGGTAGATTTCCCAAAACGCCTCGCCTTGAAATACGCAATAGCCAGCGTTCGAGGCGCGGGTGGTGGCGTCGCGCTCGCACGCCTCAATCCCCGGCCAGCCGCCGCCGGTCTGCATGAATAGGTCGGCGTAGTGCCCGGGCGGCACGTCAAGCTTGAGAGTTGTGCACCACGAGCCGAAAACATTTTCGCATCGGTTCGCGACGGCCTCGGGCGCGGTGGCTAGTGCGTCGTCAAGGTAGGCAATCGAATAGTCTTCGCCCTCGGGCAGGAACCAGCAGTCGTAATGGGTAAATTGGATAGGGTCGGCGTCGGGCTGGGTGTCGAGAAACATTATTTTTGCTCCAGTTTGGAATGGTCGAAAGCGGCCGCTAGATAGTCGCGCAGGGCAACAAGCTCGGAGAGCTCGGTAGATTCCATGGGCGCGTGGTACTGGCGGAACGCCGGCAAAGCCCGGAGGGCTTCTAGTATCAGGTCGCACTCTGTCAGGGTCAGATGTACGCGGGGAGTGATAACCATGGTCAGGCCTCCAGCCCGCGCATAGCGGCGCGCACGCTCGTTACGGTGTAAGGCGCGCCGTCGGGCGTATGGGTGACGTCGACGGCCTCCAGGCGTTCCACGAACCACTGAGCGGCTCGCTCGCGCGGGGTCGGACCGTGCCGGTCAAATCCATGCCAAGACCGGGACCGGCGCACGCACGCGCACGCCAAGCGGTAGAGGCCCTCATCATTGTTAAGCCACAGCGATACGTTCCAGTGGTTCCAGTTTTTGTGTCCGTCAAAGGTAGACATAGTGCAAGCTCCAAAAAAAGGCGGCCCGGAGCCCGCCGGGTGATTAGTCAGAAAAAAGCTCGTAATCCTCAAGGGCGCTCACGAGACCGTCGAAGTCCTCGGACGGCCCCAGCAAGTCAGCCAGGGTATGGACTACGTGCAGCGGTACGCCGGTCTCGTCGGCAAGGTCGGCAAGGTAGGCGCGGCGGTTCGGAAAGCCGTGGACGACATATGGATTAGACATAGTTAGAGTTCCTAGTGGCACGCGGACGGCCCGCGCACAATCATTGTCGGGCGCATGGCATTGACTGTCAAGCGTTACAGGTGCGGCCTGGTTGGGCGGTTTAGTGCGAAGCACGCTAGACTAGTGCACCGATTCCCGAGGCGTACCCGATGACAAGGCTAACCCGAAAGCTAGTAGCAGAAACACTAGAGGCTGTCCCGATAGAGCAAATCCTGGTTGGCGCATCTCGCGGATCGCCAAAGGCACTCACGGCGAAACAAAAGCGGTTTGCGGAGGCCGTGGCGATGGGTGCGACTAAGGCGGGAGCGTACCGGGAGGCGTACGATACACACACAACACCCGGCGCACAGAGTGTAGAAGGGCGGAGGATTGCAGCTAACCCTCGCGTGGCACTGCAGATTGAGGCGTTCAAGGTAGCTGCGGAGGCGAAGAGATACGCAACCCCAGCCGCGCTGCGGTCTTTAGTCATCGAACAGCTGACGGCGATGGCAGTGAACCCGGACGTGAAAGACGCCCAGCGGCTGCGCGCGCTCGAGCTACTCGGCAAAGTGACAGAAGTCGCGGCTTTCACTGAGCGCCGGGAGCTGGTCAAGGTAACGGATGCTGGCGATGCGCGAACCAGGCTGGTCGACTCCCTGCGCCAGGCTCTGGCCGTGGTCGACGTCCAGGCTATCGAGCCGGACTTGCTGGCGGAGCTCAAGCCAGCCGGTGATGCGGAGGGGCCGGGCCTTGTCGATTCGGCCGGCGACGCGCCAGCACCCCCCACCCCCTGAATCGGCCGGCGGCCGCGCAGCGGCATAGCTTAGTATTCCGCACATCCGATCATTTAACTTTAAGATGTCGGCTACTACCCCGCTCCTACTGCCCCGCACTTTAACATTTGTTAAAGACTGACTTGCTTGTCAAACCCTACTTTAACAATTGTTAAAGAGCACCTTGACTGTCAAGCCCTACTTTAACATTTGTTAAAGTAGGAATTATCGATAATTGTTTTAGGTAACACCCCCCCCTTATGTGCAAAGTGCTTGACCCCCGGGGGGTATATTTTGTAAATTTCGAGATGGGTATATTTGTACTGAGGACCGTATGGACATTGCGTCGAATAGAAGGGCTGAGGGTGACCAGGCTGTTATGTACTTTGTTAAGTCACAACCTTGGCTGCCGCACTACACAAGAAAAGGTATCTACGTGGCACCAGGTGGGATAGAGAGGACAGAAGAGGAGCTGATCTCTATGGGTGCTTATAGGAAAGTAACAGTGTTATGGAGCCGGCTATGGCAGAAACGCTGAGGGAGATGATTGGGGAGCTTAATGAAGAAGCTCTTTTGTTGAATCCTGACTTCTTTGACCAAGCCCTTATTGGCTACGCTGAGCGATGTGGGATGTTGGTTGCGGCGTACTCCAGGGAAAAGTGTGTGGAGCTGCTTGTTACCCATGAAGAGATGACGTGGGAAGAGGCGATTGAGCACTTTGAGTACAACATCTTGGGGTCTTGGGTTGGGGAGCACACCCCTGTGTTTATAACGGAGTTGACTTATGACCCCGGCACAACATGATCTTTACTTAGTGATAGATGAGTGGTGGAAGAAGTTCGGCTACGGGCCGAGCGTGGATGACCTCATGACGGTCTTGAATGTTAAAGGTCGGGGGAATGTCCACAGGAAGATGAAGCGACTTGTTGAATTAGGTTACTGCAAGTACATCAAAGGCGCTGCTAGGACTATCCGACCTTCTTACTTAAGGATTAGAAACATTGAGTGATCTGTTTGAGCTCTTGCAGAGTCTCCCTGAGGACAAACTTCTCAAGGTGATCGATGCCATGCCGGAAGGGCAGAGGGAGCATTTATTAGAGATTGCTGATGAGTACGCTAACTCTGTTAAGCGGGAGAAGGGTCAGCAAGACTTTATGGTCTTTGTTAAGACCATGTGGCCCAACTTCATCTCCGGTCGACATCATGGTGTGATGGCCAAGGCTTTTGAGCGTGTAGCTAAGGGTGAGCTTAAGAGGCTAATCATCAACATGCCTCCTAGACATACCAAGTCGGAGTTTGCTTCTTATCTTTTACCGGCTTGGTTTTTGGGTAAGTACCCGGATAAAAAGATCATTCAGTGTTCTAACACGGCAGAACTAGCCGTGGGTTTTGGTCGCAAGGTTAGAAACCTTGTGGATGGGGAGACCTATGCAAAGATCTTTCCTAACGTAGCGCTTAGAACAGACTCCAAAGCGGCAGGACGATGGTCGACCAATAGAAATGGCGAGTATTTCGCTATTGGGACGGGTGGTGCGGTGACAGGTAAAGGCGCCGACCTATTGATTATTGACGATCCACATAGTGAACAAGAAGCAACCCTGGCTGAAACAAGCCCGGAAATCTACGACAAGGTGTATGAATGGTTCACTTCTGGTCCACGGCAGCGTTTACAGCCTGGTGGCTCTATCATTATTGTGCAAACGCGCTGGTCAAAAAGGGATTTGACCGGCCAAGTCTTAAAAGCCTCTGCCCAAAGAGGTGGAGACGAGTGGGAAGTCATTGAATTTCCTGCAATTTTGCCCTCAGATAACCCATTGTGGCCGGAGTTTTGGAGCAAAAAAGAATTACAGGCTCTTAAGGATGAACTGCCCAACTCCAAATGGATGGCGCAGTACCAGCAAAACCCAACTTCTGACTCATCGGCTATTGTTAAAAGAGAATGGTGGCAGGAATGGGATCATCCCCATCCTCCGCCGTGTGAGTTTGTCTTGATGGCAGCCGATACGGCTTATGAAGCACACAATAAGGCTGACTATTCGGCCTTTACGGTGTGGGGTGTGTTCTATCAAGCTGATGATAATGGGATAGAACAAGCAAATATCATCCTTTTGAACGCTGAAAGAGACCGTATTGAGTTCCCTGAGCTTAAAAGAAAGACCTTGGAGCTATATAAAGAGTGGGATCCTGACGCGGTGATGATTGAAAAGAAAGCCTCGGGTGGTCCTTTGATCTATGAACTAAGGGCTATGGGCATACCAGTCCAAGAATTCACCCCAGTGAGAGGTAAAGCAGGTCAGAGTAACGACAAGATCGCCCGATTGAACGCTGTTTCAGACATCTTTGCCTCGGGGAGGGTGTGGGCGCCTAACACCCAGTGGGCAGAAGAGGTCATTGATGAAGTTGCCAGCTTTCCAGCTGGAGAACATGATGACTACGTAGATACTGTATCTTTGGCGCTCATGCGATTTAGACGGGGCGGGTTCATTCGTACGACCCTGGACGAGGAAGACGAGCCGGTGTATCAGAGAAAACGCGAGTATTACTAAGGACAAGCCATGGCAATCGAAAAAAGCCTTTATGCGGCACCGCAGGGTATTGAAGAGCTAGCCGTTCCCGATATTCAGATTGAGATCGAAGATCCTGAAGCGGTCAGGATTGGCATTGATGGGATGGAGATGGAGATCCGACCTCAAGAGCCTGAGTTCAGCGCTAACCTGGCTGAAGACATGGGCGAGCAAGAGCTCCATATGATCGCGGGAGACCTTCTTGGCGAGTTTGAAGAAGACGTCTCCTCCCGTAGAGATTGGATGCAGACCTATGTAGATGGCCTTGAGCTGCTAGGTCTTAAGATCGAAGAGCGCGCAGAACCATGGGAAGGGGCGTGTGGTGTTTACCACCCCATGTTGTCTGAAGCCCTGGTTAAGTTCCAATCTGAAACCATGATGGCTACCTTTCCGGCCGCTGGTCCGGTTAGAACCAAAATCATTGGTAAAGAGACCCCAGATAAGAAGCAGTCAGCCATTCGTGTTCAAGACGACATGAACTACCAGCTGACAGAAGTGATGAGGGAGTACCGCCCCGAGCATGAAAGAATGCTGTGGGGCCTGGGCCTTTCCGGCAACGCGTTTAAGAAAGTCTATTACGACCCGTCGTTTGAACGTCAGGTCTCAGTCTTTGTGCCGGCTGAAGATATGGTTGTGCCCTATGGCGCGGCCAATCTTGAGACCTCGCCACGTGTGACGCACGTCATGCGCAAAACGGAGAACGAGCTCAAAAAGCTACAAGTAGCAGGTTTTTATCGTGATATCGACCTCGGCGCGCCAGACAACATGCTGGACGAGGTTGAGAAGAAGATTGCTGAGAAGCTGGGTTTTAGAGCAACTTCTGACGATCGCTACAAGATCCTTGAAATGCACGTGGATCTGGACCTTCCGGGTTTTGAACATACTGATAAAGATGGTGAGCCCACAGGGATTGCTCTTCCTTATGTAGTAACGATTGAAAAGGGCACCCAGCGTATTCTGGCTATTCGTCGGAACTGGGAAGAGGGAGACCCCACTCACTGTAAGCGCCAGCACTTTGTGCACTACGGTTATGTGCCTGGTTTTGGCTTCTACTACTTTGGCCTGATTCATCTTCTTGGCGCGTTTGCCAAGAGTGGAACATCGTTAATCCGTCAGCTTGTAGATGCGGGGACGCTATCTAACCTACCTGGTGGTTTTAAAACCCGTGGTATGCGGGTTAAAGGGGACGACACCCCGATCTCTCCGGGCGAATGGCGAGATGTAGACGTTCCCTCGGGGACTTTGCGGGACAACCTACTGCCGCTTCCTTATAAGGAGCCAAGCCAAGTCCTGGCTGCTTTGATGGACAAGATTGTTGAAGAAGGTCGACGGGCTGCTAACTCGACCGATCTTCAGATCAGTGACATGTCCTCTCAAGCTCCTGTAGGAACAACCCTAGCAATTCTTGAGCGCACGCTGAAGAACATGTCGGCTATCCAAGCGCGTGTTCATTACTCAATGAAGCAAGAATTGGGCCTCCTCAAGGAGATCATTGCTTCATACACCCCGCCGGATTATTCGTATGAGCCGGATGTTGGGACGCGCTTTGCCAAGCGATCGGACTATGACGATGTAGATGTCATCCCTGTATCTGACCCCAACGCTGCGACTATGGCGCAGAAGATTGTTCAGATGCAGGCTGTTTTTCAAATGGCTCAGTCCAATCCTCAGATCTTCAACATGCCGCTACTCAATCGGCAGATGTTGGATGTGATGGGGATTAAGGATGCAGAGAAGCTTGTCCCCATGGAAGAGGACATGCGGCCGGTTGATCCTGTGACTGAAAACCAAAACATCATCATGATGAAGCCGGTTAAAGCGTTTATTAACCAAGACCACCAGGCTCATATCATTGTTCACATGTCAGCTATGCAGGACCCCAAGCTTCAGCAGCTGATGCAGAACAACCCGCAAGCCCAACAACTTCAGTCATCCATGATGGCGCATATCGCAGAGCACGTAGCTTTTGCTTACCGCCGGCAGATTGAAGAACAGCTTGGCATGCCCCTTCCACCTGAAAAGGATGAAAGCGGCGACACCAATTATATGGACCCGCAGATCGAGGCTCGATTGTCACCCTTGTTGGCCCAAGCCGCGCAAAGGCTCTTGGCCAAGAACTCACAAGAGGTTTCCCAACAGGCTGCCCAACAGCAAGCCCAGGATCCTCTGGTTCAGATGCAGCAACAAGAGCTGCAGATCAAGATGCAAGAAGCCCAGCGCAAAGCCCAGAAAGATCAGATGGATGCGCAACTTAAGTCGGAGCAGCTTCAGATTGAGCGCGAGCGCATCCAATCCCAAGCTGAAACTGAAGACAAGCGGACTCGTGTTGATGCAATGAAGTCAGTTGCCAAGATGCGCAACGACCGGGCTAGCGAAATGGAGCAGTTGAGCATTGATGTCTTGAAGCACCTATCAGACAAGCACCATGCCGACCAAGATCGATTACAACGTGAGCGCTTTCAAAACAGGGGTGAGTGATGGACCGTAACTTTGAATACCTAATTAGCGCTTACCAAGACCGCATCAAAATGCTGTCAGAGGCTATTTCGTTAGGTAATTGCACGTCTTACGAAGAGTACAAGTTTGCATGTGGCCAAATTCGGGGTCTTGAGGCTGCGTGTGGAATTATCCAAGACCTCGCATCTAATCTGGAGAATGCGGATGACTGATAGCATCCTGCTGGCTACAAACGCCAGCAACCCCGAAGTTGTGGGGGCCTATAGCTTTACAGCTACAAGTGAAGACAAGGCAAAACAACTCCCCCGGCCTAGTGGTTACCGGATCCTTTGCGCTATTCCTGAGATTGACAAAGAGTTTGAGGAAAGTGGTTTGGTCAAAGCAGACCTGACCATTCGCAATGAGGAGCTGATGACCACGGTGTTGTTTGTCGTCGACCTAGGTCCTGATTGCTATAAGGACGAGAAAAGGTTTCCGACGGGTCCGTGGTGCAAACAGGGCGATTTTGTATTAGTCCGTCCGCACGCCGGCTCAAGGCTGGTGATCCATGGCCGCGAATTCAGGATCATTAACGATGACTCCGTAGAAGGAGTTGTTGATGACCCGCGCGGTATCAAACGCAAATAAGGAGCAGACAAGATGCCTCAAATGGACGTTGAAGAATTTAAGTTCCCCGATGAACAAGAGCGATCTTCTATTGAGATCGAGATCGAGGACGACACCCCCAATGATGACCGGGGCCGTGAGCCTATGCCGCGCTCGCTTGTGGAAGAGCTGGAGCGCGACGAGCTAGACCAGTACGACGATGTCGTAAAGGAGAAGCTCAAGCAGATGCGCAAGGTGTGGCACGACGAGCGTCGCGAGAAAGAGGCTGCGCTCCGTGAGCACAATGAGGCTCTATCTTTGGCCCAGCAGCTTGTTGAAGAAAACAAGCGGATGAAAAACATCCTGTCTGTTGGTGAAAAGGAATATGTCAGCACGATTCAAAGCAACGCCAATATGGAACTGGATATGGCGAAGCGTGCTTATAAAGAGGCATACGATTCGGGCGACAGCGACAAACTTGTAGAAGCCCAGCAGGCCATGCAGGCTGCTAATTTGAAACTGATGCAGGCAAACAGTTTCAGGATCCCCTCTTTACAAGAGCAAGAATTCGCAGTACAACAACAGCCACAGTATCAACCGCCCCCGCGCGTTGACCGTAAAGCTGAAGCGTGGCAAGAGCGCAATCAGTGGTTTGGACGCAATAAGGGAATGACGGCATATGCCCTTGGCTTGCACGAAGAGCTTAGGGATAGTGGCGTACCGGTTGGTTCTGATGAGTATTACAACGCACTGGACAGAACAATGCGTTCACGTTTCTCCGAGGAATTTGGAGAAGACGAGCAAGGCCAGCAGTCCCGTTCAAAACCGGCAACTGTGGTAGCTCCCGCAACTCGCAGCACGGCCCCCAAGAAGGTCAGGCTGAAGCAGAGCCAGCTTACTTTGATTAAGAAGCTGAACATCACACCTGAACAATATGTCAGGGAGTTTTTGAAGACGGAGACACAAAATGGCTGAAACTAGAATTGCTCGTGAAATTGAAACCCGCGCAGCTCAAGAGCGCCCCAAGCAGTGGATGCCCCCTGAATTGCTGCCGGAACCGGATCGTCAGCCTGGTTATGCCTATCGCTGGATCCGTGTTGCCACTCTCAATACCGCTGACCCGCGCAACCTATCGGCCAAGCTCCGTGAAGGTTGGGAGCCGGTCACTATTGAGGAACAACCGAAATTTCAACTGCTAGTCGATCCGTCGTCCCGTTATAAGGACAACATTGAGATCGGCGGGTTGTTGCTCTGCAAGACGCCTGTGGAGTTTGTTGAACAACGTAATGATTACGTGAATAAGCAGACTCAAGCGCAGACGGAAGCTGTGGACAACAACTTGATGCGTCAAAGTGACCCGCGCATGCCGCTCTTCAAAGAGCGCAAGTCGTCGACGTCCTTTGGCAAAGGTTAAATATAATTTAAGGAGCTATAAATGGCTTATCCGACTGTTTCTGCCCCGTATGGGTTTAAGCCAGTCAACCGTCTTGACGGTTTGCCGTATGCTGGCGCTACCCGCAAGCTACCGATTGAGTACAACTACAGCCAAAACATTTTCTATGGTGACGTAGTTCAAATCTCTAGCGGTACTGTTGTTCGTTCGTCGATGTCCGCCGCTTCGTCGCCGGGCACCGCTGTTGCCGGTACCATCGGTGTTTTCTTGGGTTGCTCGTACACCAGCCCGACCACTGGTCAAAAGCTGTTTGCCCAGTACTATCCCGCCAGCACCGCCGCTAACGATATTGAAGCTATCGTTGTGGATGACCCCCGCGCTCTGATGAAGGTCGTGGTTACGACCCAAGGCACCTCGCTGGCTAACACCAGCACCACCGTTGGTTATCTGAACCCGTACTACATCGGCTCTAACCTGTATATGGTTGGTGGCGCTGGCGGCGTTACTGGTAGCACGACCACCGGTAACTCGGCCCAATCGGTTTCGGGCGCTGTGGTTACCTCGGGTACTTCGGGTGCTGGTGACCGCGTAACTTCGGCTCTGCCGTGGCGCATGGTTGGTGTTGTTACTGACACCGCTTATACCCTGAGCGGTACCGGTAGCACTTCGGGTTCATCGACTACTGTGACCCTGACCGCCGCTGTTACTGGCCTGACTCCGGGTATGCAGTTGATTTGCCCGACCGGCACCGGCACTCTGGCTGGCCAATACGCAACCGTCATTAACGTGTCTACCACCACGCTGACTCTGGACGCCGCAGTTACTCTGGCAGCTAGTTCGGTTCTGTCGTTTGTTGGCTACCCCGAAGTTCTGGTTGCTTGGAACGGCAGCTTCCATAGCTATTTCAACACCACTGGCGTCTAAGGAGATAAATCATGGCAATTTCTCGTGCCCAGCTACTGAAAGAACTCCTGCCAGGTCTGAACGCTTTGTTTGGTCTGGAATACGCCCGTTACGGCGAGGAGCACAAAGAGATCTACGAAACCGAAACCTCGGAACGTAGCTTTGAAGAAGAAACCAAGCTGTCGGGCTTCTCGGCCGCGCCGGTCAAGAACGAAGGCACTGCCATTCGTTATGACAACGCGCAAGAAGCTTGGACCGCACGCTATAACCACGAAACCATCGCTTTGGGTTTCTCGCTGACTGAAGAAGCCATTGAGGACAACCTCTATGACTCGCTGTCGGCTCGTTACACCAAGGCCCTGGCTCGTGCTATGGCGTACACCAAGCAAGTGAAGGCAGCTGCTGTTATCAACAACGGCTTTAACAGTGCTTATGTTGGCGGTGACGGCGTTGCGCTGTTCTCGACCGCTCACCCGCTGGTCTCGGGTGGCACCAACAGCAACACCCCGGCAGTCGCTGCTGACCTGAATGAAACGTCACTTGAAGCGGCTGTCATTCAGATCGCTGCGTGGACCGATGAACGTGGCCTTCTGATCGCTGCTAAGCCCAAGAAGTTGGTCGTCCCGCCTGCTCTGCAGTTCGTTGCTACTCGTCTGTTGGAAACCGAACTCCGTGTTTCGACCGCTGACAACGATATCAACGCGTTGAAGAACAACGGTTCGATCCCGGAAGGCTATACGATCAACCACTTCCTGACCGACACGAACGGCTGGTATTTGACCACCGACGTTCCGAACGGCATGAAGCACTTTGAGCGTACACCGCTGCAAAACAGCATGGACGGTGACTTCGATACGGGCAACGTCCGTTACAAGTCGCGCGAGCGTTATTCGTTCGGCTGGTCGGATCCGCTGGGCATGTTCGGTTCGCCGGGCGCTTCGTAAGGAGAGGGGGCTTCGGCCCCCTTTTCTTTTGTACCCCTAGGTGTATGATTCATGCACGTCTAGGATTTTTTTAACTCTATCGACTGGCCTAGCAGACGTTGTGGAGACGATAGAGTGAGTGCCACAACACGGAGATGTAAATGGCTAATACTACGTTTAATGGACCAGTTCGTTCGCAGAACGGCTTCCAAACTGTTTCTATTGACTCGACCACTGGCGCAGTCACCACCACTTCGACCATCGGCGCTGCAACTTCTGTCACCACCCTGACTGCTACCGGCAACATTACCGCCGATTCGACTCAAGCTGTTGTTGCTGGCGGCACCGCTGCATTCCTTGCAACCACTACCGCTGGTCTGGGCATCTATGTGGGTTCGGGCGCACCGACCGTGTCGGCTGCTCAAGGCTCGCTGTATATCCGCACTGACGGCTCTTCGACTAGCACCCGCCTGTATGTAAATACGAACGGTTCTACGACTTGGACTAACGTTACCACCGCAGCCTAATAGGAGTGCGTCATGGCGAATATTGGAACTTGGCGGTCTATAACCCAAGTGGGGACGTACGAGCCGTTTGAATTGCAAGTAAGCCGTGGACAAGTTAATGGGCACACACCGGTATTTGTGTCTGGTTTTAATACAACTGTTGGCACTTCATATGAAACTGTATGGAGTGAGAGTACGGTTTATGCGTACCCAGCAAGCGCGGTTGCAATAAAAGTTTCGAGTTCAGACGCAAACGATACTGCGGCTGGAACTGGTGCAAGAACTGTCACTGTTTACGGTCTTGATGGCAGTTACAACCAAATCAATGAAACAGTTTCATTGAATGGCCAGACCGCTGTTACTACTACTGCTACTTTTTTGCGTGTATTGCATTTAATGGTCAATACAGCGGGTTCTGGCGGTGCGGCGGCTGGGAATATTTACGCGGGGGTTGGGGCGGTAACGACAGGCAAACCTGCTACTGTATATGGTGTTTATACCGCTGATGGCGGCGCAACGGCTTGTATTTACACCGTTCCTGCTGGATATACGGGTTACATTTTTGATTTTCTTTGTTCTTCCGGTGTTTCTGCGGTCGCTAATGCATATACAAACATTGTTTTGTACACTAGGCCGTTGGGCGGGGTTTTTGACAACACAATTCAAGGCAGATGCGCAAACGGCGGTTCTTTTACCATCCCGTTGAATTACCCGATAGGTTTTACGGAAAAAACAGACATCGAAGTCCGGGCAAGCGCCACATCGTCTGCAAACGTTACTGCTAACTTTAGTATCGTACTTATCCAAAACAACATTACTACTTAATCATGGCTAAGACCGCAGCATGGACAAGGAAAGAAGGCAAGAACCCCAAAGGCGGTTTGAATGCCAAGGGCCGAGCCTCCTATAACAAAGCCAATCCGGGAAAACCTGGCCTGAAGGCTCCGCAGCCTGAAGGTGGAGCTCGCAAGAAATCTTTTTGCGCCCGGATGACTGGGATGAAAAAGAAGCTGACATCAGCCAAGACTGCCAATGATCCAAACTCGCGCATCAATAAAAGTTTAAGAGCGTGGAATTGTTAAATGGAAATGATGATTTGGAATGTTGTTCTGACAGCTCTGGTTGGAGTCATGGCGTTCATGATCAAAGCCAAGTTTGAAGAGCTGGATCGTCTTGGCATCTTGTTAAATAAGACAAGAGAGGAGGTAGCGCGCGATCACATCACCCGCGCAGAAGTGCGCAGTGATATGGAAAGGCTGATGGAGCGCTTTGATGCGGGCATCCAAAGGCTTGAGAACAAGATTGACGAACTGGCTAAGAGTAGTCGAAATGCCCAGCGTTAGCCGCAAGCAGCACAATTTAATGGCCATGGTCGCTCACGATCCTAAGGCTGCTAAGCGCCTCGGCATACCAAGCAAGGTTGGCGAGGAATTTATGAAGGCGGACAAGGGCCGCACATTTTCAAAGGGTGGTGAAATGGCTGAAGCAAAGAAGATGGTTAAGAAGGAAGTGGCCTTTATGAAGTCCAAGGGCGCTCCCAAGTCGATGGTCAAACACGAACAAGCTGAGATGATGGGTATGAAGAAGGGCGGCATGGCCATGAAGAAGGGTGGCTGCGCCAAGATGGCTATGGGTGGTTCGGTCAAAGCCTCTGCTATGGGCAAGGTTAAGACCGCAGCTCCGAGCCGTGATGGTGTAGCTACCAAGGGCAAGACCCGTGGTACCAACCTTGGTAACTCTGGCAAAAATGTTCCGATCCAGTCTGGCGCTCGCAACATGAAGCGCGGCGGCAAGTGCTAAGGAGCTGATCATGCCTATTGATAAACGCACTGGAAAGAAATACAGGGCAGAAGAAGGTTTGGGCGATAAAACTGATCCGATGCCGGGCATGCCCAGCCCAATTGAACAAGCATTGATTGATAAGATCACGGCGGCTAAGGCTGCAGCGGCTGCTCGGCCAATGCCCGTTCAGCGACCCATGCCCCCGGCTATGCCAGCAGCTGCACCAGCAGCGCCTGGCATGAAGAAAGGCGGCAAGGTGTCGTCTGCTTCAAAGCGTGCTGATGGTTGCTGCGTTAAAGGCAAGACCAAAGGGAAGATCGTATGAGACCGAGTCGCGGTATGGGGTGCATTAGAGCTTCCAAGATGCCTACTGGTAAGACCAAGGCACGCCGCGACGATACGGACTTTACGGAATACGCCAAAGGCGGAAAGGTAGGCTTGTATGCCAACATCAATGCAAAACGTCGTCGCATCGCTGCAGGCTCTGGTGAAAAGATGCGTAAGCCTGGTTCAAAAGGCGCCCCAACAGCCGACGCTTTCATCCAATCAGCCAAAACAGCCAGGAGAAAGTGATGGCGGAGAAGTGGATCCAAAAGGCGATCAAGAAGCCGGGAGCCCTGCGCAAGTCGCTGGGAGTCAAGTCGGGCAAAACAATTTCCGCCGCCAAGCTGGCAAAAGCAGCAAAAGCTCCGGGAACGCTCGGAAAGCGGGCTCGCCTAGCTCAAACGCTAAAAAAGCTCGGTAAGTAAATGACTACCACTGGCACCTCAGTTTTTAACCTCGACGTCAATGACCTGATTGAAGAGGCGTTTGAGCGTTGCGGCCAAGAGCTGCGTACGGGCTATAACTTCCGTACGGCTCGCCGCAGCTTGAACCTGTTGACGATTGAGTGGGCCAACCGTGGTATCAACTTGTGGACGATTGAAGAGGGGCAGATCCCGCTGTACCCCAATCAAGTCATCTACGCTCTGCCGAACGATACGATTGACCTGTTGGATCAAGTGACTCGCACCAACGCTGGTGTTGGGACCACTCAAGTTGACATCAACATCAACCGCATCAGCGAGTCGACTTATTCGACCATCCCCAACAAGTACGCCCAAGGTCGACCGATCCAAGTGTGGATCAACCGGCAGACTGGGGAGACTAATGCCACTACGGCGCTTGTGAACACTCAACAAGTTAGCACCACTGATACGACGATCTATCTGGATGACGTGACTCAGCTGGGTGCTGCTGGTTTTATTACTTTGGGCAGCGAGCTAATCAGCTACAGCCAGCTGACTCAACCCAGCCCCAGTTCGACTGCTGGCTATCTAAGTTATTGTGGTCGAGGCCAGCAAAATACAATTCCTGCCATCCACGCGATTGGTACATCTGTATCGGTATCGCGCCCGCCCAACATCAACATTTGGCCGGTGCCCAACCAGGGATCGGTTGGCAATCCGTTCTACATGTTTGTCTACTGGCGCATGCGCCGCATCCAAGACACTGGGACTGGCGTAAAGACCCAAGACATCCCATTCCGTTTCTTGGAGTGCATGGTTGCCGGCCTGGCTTACAAGATGTCCCTGAAGCTCCCGGACATGGATCCCAATCGTATTGCCATGCTTAAGTCTGAGTATGAGCAGCAGTTCCAGCTGGCCGCAGATGAAGACCGGGATAAGTCTAATGACCGGTTTGTGCCGCGTGTTCTGTATTACAGCTAATCATGGCAAAGACTCTAACAAAGTTAAGCCCGGACGAAGAAAGTCGGTTTCAGTCCGACTATTCCGAGTACGCCAAGAACACGGGCATGAGCCCAAACCCAGACGATAAAGAGCACTACTACGACTATCGCGGGGCGTGGAAGAGCGGAGTGGATCTGACCGGCGTGGACGCTGGGGATCACCTGACCAGTCAATTTAAGCTGCCTGGCCATCCGCGCACGTATGTGAATCCTCAAACTGACGAAGGCAGCGCAAAGCCCAAGAAGGGCTATGTCAAAACGTACAAGAAGGGCGGCACTGTTCGTGGTCACGGATGTGAGCTGCGCGGCAAAACCAAAGGTAGGTTTGTGTAATGTCCGGGCCTAAGTATGCCTCTGGCAAATACTCGATTGCCGAGTGCGATCGTTGTGGTCAGCGGTACATGTTGAAGCAGCTGAAGAAACTGACCATCAAGACCAAGATGGTCAATATCAAAGTTTGCCCGGAGTGTTGGGAACCTGATCAACCGCAGCTGCAGCTTGGTATGTATCCCGTGTATGACCCGCAAGCTGTGCGTGAGCCAAGGCCTGATGTGAGTTATTACTTGTCTGGCACGACTGGCCTGCAGATTGCATTGAACGGCGGCACCAGCCCTAATGCCGTTGGGTACTCTGGTGAAGGCAGTAGAATTATCCAGTGGGGATGGAATCCTGTTGGCGGATCAAGGGCCAATGACGCTGATTTAACTCCTAACTATTTGGTGTTGGGCGTGCAAATCGGTACAGTAACGGTAGTCACGACTTAGGAGTCAACCATGGACAAATCAGATTTGAAGCAAGACAAAGCCCTGATCAAAAAGGCTTTTAAGCAGCATGATGCCCAAGAGCACAAGGGTAGCAAGGGTACTGTGCTCAAGCTGCGCAAGGGCGGCAAGACTAACGAAGAAATGAAGCGTTTGGGTCGCGGTATGGCTAAGGTCATGAACCAACGCACGTCATCGCGGAGTCGATAATGGCTAAATTCAGTATGAAGAAAGGTGGCAAGGAAGTCGGCTCTGCCAAAGTCTATGCTGAACCGCACACTATGACCGGCGGTAGCGTTCATCTTGGCAATGGATATAGCGCAGAACCGACCAAGGCAGATAAAGTGAATATGTCGGTAGGCAATATCACCCGTGATGGCTATAACCCCGATCCGTACAAAGAAAACGATGGCATTAAAATTCGTGGCACTGGCGCTGCTACCAAGGGCACCAGGGCTCGGGGCCCGATGGCATGAACTATAGCGAGCTTGTTGCAACGATCCAAACGTACACCGAGAACCAGTTCCCGGATACGTATTTGGCTGATGGTTCGACAGTAACGTCGACCCAACAGATCAATCGTTTTATTCAACAAGCCGAGCAGCGCATCTACAACACCGTTCAGTTTCCTTCATTGCGGAAGAACGTGAAGGGGGTTTTGACATCAGGAAACAAGTATCTGTCCGCGCCAGATGATTTCCTGGCCGTGTATTCCATGGCTGTGGTCTCGGGAGTCACCGGAGGCAACTTGGACACGGGCACGTATGAGTATCTGTTGAACAAGGATGTGAACTACATCCGCCAGGCGTATCCGCAACCTAGTGATCAGGGTCTACCCAGGTACTACGCTTTGTTTGGACCGACTGTCAGCGGCAGCACAATTACCAATGAGCTGACGTTTATCCTTGGCCCTACGCCGGATTCTGGTTACAACGTAGAACTGCATTACTACTACTACCCGCAGTCAATCACCACGGCCACCACAACGTGGCTGGGCGATAACTTTGATAGCGTGTTGCTATACGGATCTTTGGTAGAGGCGTACACATACATGAAGGGCGAGCAAGACATGATGGCCGTGTACGACGGCAAGTACAAAGAAGCCCTTGCTTTGGCTAAGCGCCTTGGTGATGGCATGGAGCGCCAGGATGCTTATCGTTCTGGCCAGTATCGTCAGCCGGTGACCTAAGATGGCTCTCACTCAGACCGCGACCAATCAGTTCAAGACGGGCCTTATGAATGGCTCGTACAACTTTACGTCTGACACGTTCAAGATCGCCCTGTATACCGCTGCCGCGACGTTGGATGAGACTACTGCAACATACACCACCAACAATGAGATCACCGGTACGGGCTACACAGCTGGTGGCCAAGCTTTAACGGTCAGCGTTACGCCAACGGTGGGTAACTCTGGGAACATTGCATACATTTCGTTTAGCAATGTGTCGTGGACCGGGTCTTTGACGGCCCGTGGCGCTTTGATTTACGACGTGACCAACAGCAACAAAACAGTATGCGTGTTGGATTTTGGCGCAGACAAGACCGCTACCACTACGTTCCAAGTGCAGTTTCCGGCAGCAACAGACACCTCCGCAATCATAAGGATCGCTTAATGGCACTGATCAATACCACCAAAGGTGAAATGGACGAAACCCTTCTTGAGAAAAAAGAGGGTGAGATTGATAATGACAATGAAAATACCAAATGGATTGAGTACTGGCACGAAGGTGAATTGGTGCATCGTTCTGTGCATGTCCATTTGAAACAAAACGTATTGGCGGATGGAATTGCCGCCATGCTTGGATAACAGGAGTTTTAAATGGCTAACACTCAAGCGATGTGCACCTCTTTCAAGGGGGAAATTCTTACCGCTACTCATAACTTTGGTACGGCACCGATTCGTGCTGCCACTACGGCTGATACGTTCAAGGCTGCTTTGTACCTGGCCTCGGCAACCATCAACGCATCCACCACCGCGTACACAGCTACCGGCGAAGTAACCGGCACTAACTACACGGCTGGCGGTATTACTGTTACCAACGCGACTGCCCCGGCTACCAGCGGTACCACTGCGTATTGGACCCCGTCGGCATCGTTGGTTTATACCAACGTGACCCTATCGACTGCCTTTGATACTGTTTTGATCTACAACAGCACTCAAAGCAACAAGTCGGTTAGCGTTCACACGTTTGGCTCGCAAACCGTTACGGCTGGTAACTTCACGTTGACCATGCCGACCAATGGTGCTGGTACCGCGCTGCTGAATATCGCGTAAATCTAACCCGCAAAGGTAGTAACTATGGCTACCGGATGGGGTGTAGGTGCGTGGGGTGATTACACCTGGGGTGGTAGTCAAGATACTGCTACGGGTGTAACTGGCACGGGGTCGGTTGGTAGCGTTACCGCCACCCCAACAGTTGCGTTAAGCGGTGTTACAGCGACCGGATCGGTTGGCACCGTAACGCAGAGCAGGACTGTTGCGCTATCAGGCGTCACGGCAACAGGCTCTCCGGGCACGGCAACACACAACACCAGCGTTGCCATATCTGGCGTATCCGCCACCGGCTCCGTTGGCTCTGTTGGTGTCGCGCCTTCAATTCCTATTACTGCTGTTACGGCTACTGGATCAGTTGGCACTGTAACAACAAGCACTGCCGTTTCTCTTTCAGGCGTCACTGCAACTGGCACGGCTGGAAATGAAACGCCGACGCCACAGATACCCCTTACAGCCGTTACGGCCACCGGATCTGTTGGCACCGTCACACAAAGCAGGACTGTTGCGCTGACCGGGGTTTCTGCCACTGGATCTGCAGGTACGGTTACTGCTAACACCACTCTTGAGATTTCTGGCGTATCGGCCACCACGTCAGTAGGTTCGGTTGTAGCTACCCCAACCGTTGCGCTTTCGGGCGTCACCGCAACAGGGTCGGTCGGCACTGTAACGACAAGTAGGACTGTTGATATCTCGGGTGTAACGGCCACCGCATCTGTTGGAACTGTTGTAGCTACACCGCAAATAAATATTTCTGGCGTCACGGCGACTGGGTCTGTAGGTACGGTCACGCAAAGCAGAACCGTTGCGCTTACTAGCGTTACAGCTACAGGTTCAGCTGGCGTTGTTGTTCCATACAACGAAACAATTGGCGGATCTGTTTTTGGCTATGGATCCGTAGGCACTGTTACCGCAACGCCCACGATTGCATTGTCTGGCGTTACCGCCACAGGATCAGTCGGCAATGTTACCAATGGTGGCATTTCTGTATCACTCAGTGGAGTCACTGGGACCGGATCTGTTGGCACCCAAACGCCCAACATAACGGTTGCCATATCCGGCGTCACCGCGACTGGTAGTGTTGGGTCCGTAGCGGTTGATGTCTTGGTGACACTTTCTGGGGTTACAGCAACAGGATCTGTTGGCTCCGTATCACCTGAGAAAGAACTAGCGCTGAGTGGAGTTACCGCCACCACAAGTGTTGGCTTGGTTGGCGTATCACTGGTTAGAGCTTTAACTAAGGTATCGGCCGCTGGTTCTGTGGGTAATGTTACCCCGGGCTACGAACAGCCAATTGCTGGCGTTTCGTCGACAGGGTCTGCGGGTAGCGTTAAAGCAGCTCAAGCGATTGCACTATCGGGCGTTGCCGCGATAGGCACAGTTGGTAATGTTGGCTTAAGGTACTGGAGTCTTATTGATGACTCCGAAATTGCAAATTGGAACGCAATACAAAGCGCGCAATCTGCTGTTTGGCAATTGCTAGATGACATGCAGTCCGGCACTTGGCAGAATGTGGCTACCACGCAGTCAGCTGGTTGGCAATTGATAGATGACGCCGAGACTCCAGACTGGCAAGAAGTAGTAACTGAATAGGAGCACAAAGAATGGCGGTCACTAATTACACCACACTGCTTGGACTGGCACTTCCGACTACGGGCGATCTTTCCGGCACCTGGGGCGACACGGTCAATACCTCAATTACGTCGCTGCTAGATTCAGCTATCGCGGGAACAACGACGCTTAGCACTGATGTTGATACCACCCTGTCAACAACCAATGGCGCAAGCAACCAGGCTCGTCAGCAGATCATTGTGTGTTCAGGCGCCAGGACTGCACTGCGCACCATTACAGCTCCGGCGGCATCTAAGTCCTACATCATCATCAACTCAACGACTGGCGGGTTTGGCGTCAAGATTGTTGGAGCTGGGCCTACCACTGGCGTAACTATCGCTAACGGCGATAAAGCCTTGGTGGCATGGAACGGTTCAGATTTTGTAGTTGTGTCACACGCCGCTCTTACTACTAGCGATATTTCAAACCTTGGCACCGGCGTGGCCTCGGCGTTAACAACTAACGTAGGCACCGCAGGATCGTTTGTAGTCAATGGTGGTGTTCTAGGTACTCCATCATCGGGCACTGTCACTAACCTGACTGGTACAGCCTCGATCAACATCAACGGTACGGTTGGTGCAACCACGCCTGCTGCGGGTACGTTTACGTCTCTGTCTGACAGCGGCAACCTGACCTTCACCGGCACGGGCAATCGTATTACTGGTGACTTTAGCAATGCGACTATTGCTAGCCGTGTGATGTTTCAAACAAGTACTACGAATGGCGTAACAGCGATTGGTGTGTTGCCCAACGGAACAGCCACAGCTACTCTTTTGGATGTTTATAACAACTCTGACCCAACGAATGCATCTCGGCTGCGAATTACCGCAGATAACTCGACAGCATATATTGAATCGGGAAGATTTGGCACCGGCACCTACCTGCCAATGGTCTTCAACACCGGCGGCAATGAGCGGATGCGCATCACCTCCACCGGTAACGTGCAAATTGGGGACGCTGCTGCAACTGCGGCTGCGGGCGGACGTTTTCTAGATTTATACAACCTTGAAAACACCAGCGCCGCATCATACGTTGTCTCTCGGTACATCACCTACAATACGGCAGGTTCAGCTACTACATCTTTTGATATTGGAAAGAATAAAGGTGGAGCTGCATTCCTTACGAATAATGAACCTAGCTCTAGCAGCATTATTACATTTGGCACGCAGGGCACTGAACGGATTCGTATCACCGCGAACGGCGGTGTGTCGTTTGGTGCTTCGGGTACAGCTTACGGAACTGCCGGTCAGGTTCTAACTTCAAATGGAGATGCTGCTCCCACTTGGTCATCGGCAGCCTCGGGGTTTGATGCCGGCACGCGTCTGATCTTTGCCCAAACATCAGCACCGACCGGGTGGACAAAAGACACCACCAACTACAATAACCACGCGTTGCGTGTTGTAACCGGCGCGGCTAGTACTGGTGGTACGGTAGACTTTACAACTGCGTTTACATCACAAGGTGTAGGCGGATCGTTGTCTAGCACCACCGCAACCAACCAATCGTATACACCAACTGGTACTGTATCCGTGACAGGGGTTACCGGTAGTGCTGGCGCGACAACACTAACTACTCCGCAGATTCCTAGTCATAACCACCCTGCCGTATCTAGATCGGCGAGCCCCTATGGCTCACCCAGTGGAGTTGGATATCCAGAATTGGGAGGAGGCTCTTTCTATTGGGGTTACGCCACTCAGCCAGGACTAGCCAATAATGCCGGGCCTCGTGTGGTTGCCACTCAAGGTGGTGATGGATCTCACACTCACCCGTTTAGTTTTACTAGTGGTACTGGCTCGTTTACTGGCGATGCAGCTAGCATTTTGCAAAACTCGCACACTCACACGTTTACCGGAACTGCAATTAACCTAGCTGTTAAATATCTTGACGTTATTACTGCGACGAAAAACTAATGCAAATTAAAAACGGAACATTTTGCCCGCTTATTAAAAAAGATTGTGTTGGCCTGCAATGTGCATGGTTTA